TGGTTTCAGCCGGGACGCCTCTTCTGCGGGGGAATCAGGCGGCGGAGAACTGATCCTTACCCACGCCGCACAGGGGGCACTCGAAATCCGCGGGAATATCCTCCCACTTGGTGCCGGGGGCGATGCCGTGATCGGGATCGCCCAGCGCCTCATCGTACTCGTAGCCGCAGACATCGCAAACGTATTTCATAAGAAATCGCTCCTTTCTGTTTGACAGATATTTTTAGTATACCACATTTTGGACAAATATTCTGTTGCAATTATCACTTCCAGGCAAAACAGAGTTTTACCCGAAATGTTCTTTTTGATTCTTTTTCTTTCAAAAAATGTCCCGCATCAGCTCAGCTCCGCCTGACCGGTGTACAGCTGGTAGTACTTGCCGCCCTGGGCGATGAGCTCGTCGTGGTCGCCGCGTTCGATGATCTCCCCCTGCTCCAGCACCATGATCGCTTTTGCATTGCGGACGGTGGACAGCCGGTGGGCGATCACAAACACGGTACGGTCCGCCATCAGCTGGTCCATCCCCTTTTCTATGAGCCTCTCCGTCCGGGTGTCGATGGAGCTGGTGGCTTCGTCCAGGATCAGCACCGGCGGGTCCGCCACGGCGGCCCGGGCGATTGCCAGCAGCTGCCGCTCCCCTTGGCTGAGACTGCCGCCGTCGTCGGTGATCCAGGTGTCGTAGCCGTCGGGCAGGTGGCTGATAAAGGTGTCCGCATTTGCCAGCCGCGCCGCCGCCCGGACCTCCTCATCGGTGGCGTCCAGCTTGCCGTAGCGGATGTTGTCGGCGATGGTGCCGGTGAAGAGGTGGGTGTCCTGGATGGGACACATAACTAAAGATATTGGTTATTCGATCTTTCCGATGAACTGATAATAAATCTCAAACTTCTGGACACGTTCACCATTCTCGTTCTTCACAGCTTCGTGAATGACGATTTTCGTGATCAGCTTGTTCAAAATTTCAGCCGTTAGCTCAGTGGGTTGAGTGACCTGTTTTAGCAGCTCAACCCACTGCTCGACATTTCGAGCCTTTTGCGTTACCCCGTTTAAGCTCGCAGTTAGCTCATCCACTTTCTTTTCCAGTGCCGCTTGCTCTGCTTGATACTTTTGGGCAAGCATACCAAAGTTTCGCTCACTGACCGTTCCCGAGATTCTGTCCTCATACAGCTTGGACAACATATCGTCCAATTTCTTCAAGCGGCGCTGAGATGCTTGCAAATCAGTAGCAACCCTTTGGTTGGATGTGGAATGATTGGTGCGGAAAGCGTTTGTAAGATAGTCTATTACTGCTTGCTCATTAGTGTGTGCGGCGATAATCCATTGCTGAAGGCAGGAGAGCACGGTAGTATACAGCACATCATAACGGGTATAATGAGAGGTGCAACGGCCCACTCGCTCTACGCTTTTACGGCAGCGATAGTATTCGTAGGGTGTCTTATTCTGCCGATTGATATTGTAGATCATCGAACAGCCACAATCCGCACATTGGAGTAGCCCTGCAAAAATCTGATTGGTGCCATTTTTACGGGGACGCCGGCGTTTATCAATCAACTCTTGCACCTTTTGAAATACTTCCTGAGAGATAATAGAGTCGTGTGTATTCTCTACAATCAGCCAGGATTCTTTTGGGCGGTGGACGCGCTTTTTGCTTTTGAAGGACACCTTTTCGTCTCTGTAGTGTACACTATGACCAAGGTATGTTTGGTCGCTTAAAATCTTTTTGACTTGGCTGAGCACCCAATCATAACGCTTGTCTTCGGGTTGCCCTTCAAATATATGGGCGAAGGTTCCGTATCTTTGGTAGTTCCACCATGCTGGAGTGGGGATCTCCTCTTTCACAAGGATTCTTTGAATCTTTGAAGCTCCTGCACCTTCCAGAGCAAGGTTAAAGATTTTTTCAATAATCCAACGGGTTTCGTTGTCAATAAGCAGATGGCACTTATTGTCGGGGTCTTTTCTGTATCCAAGGGGCGCATAGGTGAAAACATGATCTCCGGCTTGATATTTGGCTTGGAACGCAGCTTTTATTTTCCTGCTGATGTCTCTGGCGTACCATTCATTGAATACATTCAAAAACGGCGTAAATTCACCACTCTGCTGATCGTTTGTATCAACACCGTTGTCGATTGCAATATATCGGACGCCACGCTCAGGAAAGTAGATGTCGATGTATTGGCCTGTCAATAAGTAGTTTCGTCCAAGTCGAGACAGATCCTTTGTTATCACACAGTTGATTTTTCCGGCTTCAATATCATCAATCATGCGCTTGAAATCAGGACGCTCAAAACTGGTGCCTGAGAATCCGTCGTCAACGTATTCATCGACAACAAAGAAACCGTTATCTTGTGCGTACTTTTGGCAGATCCGTCGCTGATTGGAAATGGAGTTACTTTCACCTTGGAGTTCATCGTCACGCGATAGCCTCAAATACAAAGCGGTATTATATATGGGCTGTTTCAAAATTATCCTCCTCTCAAGAAAACAGCCCCACATCTATGATACCTTACTGATATAGTGATTGTATCATAGATGTGGAGCTACAGCAATGTTTAGATTGGACTTTCTTCTAATTTCCTCGCCTCTTGGAAGACCAGCTCAGCCAGAAGTTGGCTTAGCTGCTTTCCTTGTTCTGCGAAGTATTCGATGACCTTGACTTTGGTTTTGCCAAACGTAAAGCATTTTGCTCCATCCTGGTCAATAACAAAACTGTTAGGATTTTGGCTGGCTTGCTGATCCAATACATTTCCCTCCTTACGTCCTTTTCGACTTATTACACGTTGACTTTCTTTTCACACTTCTTTCAGGGTGATCAAGCAGACGTGGGTGAGCGTAGCGTAAAACTCGTTGCAATCGTTGTTCAGCCCGCTTGATGGTACGGGACACGGTTGATTTGTTGACGCCGAACTGCTCAGCGATCTCCTCCATGGTGAGTCGATTATAGTAATACGCCATGATGTATGTTCGCTGTTGCTCCGTCAATTCATCACGAGCGGCCACACGGAAAGCGTTCATGAGGTAACGGTAAGCCGGGTCATTGTCATCCCCTTGGTTTTTCCAGAGTTCAAAGGCATATTGGTCTTGTGCAAGCTCATACGGAGCAGGCATATATGTTTGTGGAAGCCCCATATGTGCCTCCTATTCTGAGATCAGGTTGATGTAGTCTTTAATCTTCTTCACGTTCCAGAAGATACGCTTGCCGATCTGAATACGAGCCTCAGCCTGCTCACCAGTCTGTACGGCGGAGTATCGCCCGCAGCTGAGCATAGCCTGCAGTTCACTGGTTGTAATGGCGATTTTGTTCTGAATGTCAACGCCATTGAATTGCTTGGTTGCGTTCATGGATTATTCTCCTTATAAAATAATGTGATTCAATGGCTGCAAAATGACAGAGTTCATCTCAGCATGATCTAACACCTCTTTAACCGCATATACATTTAACCACGTTATACGGGTTTTGAACTTTTCTCGTGCAGCTTTGGAATTTTTTGCAACAACATAGTACCAACTATTGCTTTTGTTCTGAGGCCGATAATCTGCGTTGATCGCAAAGAGTTTATAATCGTCTTGCAGGCAAATGTGGTCAAGATATATAATCGGGCCAAACTCCTGCTCAGTTTCAATATATATCATTTTGTAACCATCACGTTGGACGATGTGTTCATTCATATCAAACTATTCTTTCATTCAGATTTGAAGCGTTACCCATTTCCTGTTTCTGGCGTACTTCCACTCGATGTTCCCAGCACAAAGTCGAACTTCAAGATCCTCTATGTTGTCGAAAGAGAGGAGACGCTTTCTACAAGCCTCCTGTACGTCAGGGGTAATGCCATACATCTTTGCCCAATGGTTAAGGGCGCGGTCTATTTGTTCAACAGACCAATCGTAATCAGACAGTGATGCCTGCCGATTAAATTCGGCATATTCTGCATCAACGATTTCCTTTGCTTCGTCATATGTCCGATATACTTCATGGAAAGGGAGGCTGACGTAAGATCGTGGCTCAGGCGTCCATTGAGGCATCCGAATTGCGATTCGCCAACCGTGATGTTTGTCTATATCGGTTTCTACTCTTGCATGGAGATTGTCTTGGACATTTACCAGCACCCCAGATTGGTAAGCGTTCAAAATAGCCTGCGGATCTTTTATATCAGGAAGCTCCAAAAACTCTGAGTTGGATTCCTTAAAGAGCTTCGTGTTGTATGTCCAACCTTTGGGCAACTTATGCCACGGCCCAACACGAGGGCACTCTAAGATAGGCACCCCATCAATCAGACGTGTATCTTTCAGCTCAATAAGCTGTAAGCAAATCTCTGAGGTGTAATGCTCCTCTACAATCCCAAAGGATACGCCCCAAGTACGCCCAGGGACTTTGTATTTGTACTTGTCTACGAAGTAGACTACACTGCCAATCGGGATGTCTTTTCTATTGATATCAAGGGCCATGATAGATCACCAACGACCTTTCAAAATACTTTCAAACAGGGCAGTTGGAGCCAAGTGTGGGTTGGATTTTTTCATGGACATCCACCACTTGATATACAGCTTTTGATACCATTTAAGACGTATCCCTGTTAGTGCTTCAATCTGTTCGGCTGTATCCAGAGCAAGTAGCTCCTCGAAACTGGGACGTTTAATGCCGCGAATGTTTTGGTACATACCGATGACGTGCTGGAAATACTTTTCTTGTTCTTTGCGAGGAAGCTCGTTCATTTTGCCTAATCCAAACAGCATATAGCCTGCATCCAGATTGTGGCAGCGCGGGCACTCATAATGATGAATATGCGTCCCATAGCCGTCTCTGAGATTAGGTACAGTGCCTGTGGGCAGTGATCGAGCAACGTATTCAGCATTGCAATTAGGGCAATAGAAGTAGTATTCTTTCATGTGGACTGCTCCTTTTTCTGGATAGATCTGGCTTTCAAAAAATCTTCTCGAAGAATCTCGTATGATTTGTCGTCATGTACGTTGCCGGCCATATCTCTTGCTCGGCGGTGCCGGACTCCAATGATATGACCACCCAGTTTTTCGCACATTCTGTCATAGCTCTTTTCAATGGGATTGCCACAAATGACACACCACTCGACGACTTCAAGACCAAACTTTAAGAAGCAATCTTCAATGACTTGCCGTAGGGCTTTGCCAAAGGTTAGTTTGTCGTTGGAAAAGTTGATGGCACCAAACCATTGTGCTATACGCAACTCATTGTCCACAGAGTAGCTAATGTACCCCAGCAACTCATCGCTGTTGTTGAGCACGGCAAATGCTCTTTTCTGATAGTCGCCGTTGTTGTCTGCAAGAGAGAAATCATTGCGCCAGCTGCCACCGAAGTAATATTGGTACTTCTCGTCATACCAAATCTCCCACATCCTGCGCTTAATTTGCTCCTCATATAGTTTTGCGTTTACAAGTTTCATGTTACAACCACCACCCAATCAACCTTTTGCAGCCGCTGGATTCCAGTATGCAGAGCGATGACCAACAGCCATATCAATGAGCCAGAATCCTTCGTATTCCTTCTGGTATTCTTGCGGTTCACAAAGCATAACGTCAATAGACCAAATGCCTTTAAGGTCAAAGACATACCTCATGTCGGCGGCGACCATTTTCACAACATCGTTTTTGTACTTGTTGTACTGGTCAAGCAGTTTAGAATAATGTGCCTCATACACAATCTTGTCAGTGTAGTCCCGACAGATAGCGTCATGGCAGTAATCCCAGTCCCAGTAGTTGACGACATAGAGCGGCTGGTGCCGGTCAAAGTCGTAAAAGATTCGGAACTCAGGTCTGAGCGGCATCCCTTGGTAGATACAAGGGGTCGTCCTGGTGTTGTGCGGAATCAGTTCGCGTATACAGACTTCTGTAATGCCGTCTGCATCAAAACAGAGGGCGTCATAGTTCATGCTGATAAGGTGCATTGCTATGTTCACTTCGTCTGGGCCAGGTGTGCAAAGATTGAATCGGTACTTGTCGGAGAAACCGCCATTCTTCATAAATATGCTTGGATAGATCCCGGCCTCTTTTGCCTTTGGCATTATCTGATCCTTAGAGAACTGGACGATTCGTTCTCTGTCGCCAGGGCGCTCCATGAAGAAGCTCTGGCAGATATCGTCAGGAACCTGCACAATGGTTGTCTTGGGAATACGTAATTCCCTCTTTTCTCCGTCTGCCGGAGTGATGGCAGGCAACCACTTCGACATATTGTTGGGATCTGACCGCAAATCGTTCAGATATTCGTTTTCGGATACCTGAACTTTGGATGTGTCGATAATTTTTTTCATAGTATCACCAAAACCTTATCTCATTTAGGTATTTGTTTCCAACATGATCTGTCCAACAACAAAGTCCGTACATCTTGTAATGACTTCATACACAGGAACACCATTTTCGGTAAGATCCAAAGTCTCGAAGTTTTCATTACACCAAGATTGTAATTTGTCGTTTTCTATTTCATATCCAGTGTACCTAAAGAATTTTCCAGCGAGGGATGTGACCTCTTGCTGTGTAAGTGGTTTAACTTGGTAGCTGATAGAAAAGCGACGTGCAAGAGCAGGGTCAAGTCTGTCATATCTGTTGGTAGTGCCAATAATAATCACATTGTTGGGTAAAGAATCCATCTCCTGCATGAGTGCGATGGTAACTCGGCTCATCTCAGATACGTCTTGTGTGTCTCCTCGTTTCAAACCGATGGCGTCAATCTCGTCAAAGCAAAGGAGACAGGGAGAAGTTTTTGCATACGAGAATATTTTGTTTATATTGGATTGAGTACCGCCAAGCAAGGAATTGACCACACTGGAAAACCGCACATACACAAACGGCAAATTAACCTTATAGGCAATATACCTGGCGAGTTCGGTTTTCCCTGTACCGCTTTGCCCATAAAAAATTGCTGCTGGTAAGTAAGAGACACCCAGTTCCATGAGACGATTAGATGCTCGATAGGTGTTTATAATTTTGTTTGCAATGGCCTCATCACTGTCACGCATAAGAAACTTTTCAATGGGATAGTTGGTAATATCTTCTGCCACCAATAGGTCTTTGAGGTTGTACGGCAGCTCAATAAAGTTAGGCTTGGACTCAAGCCTACGGAGCAGATCCGCTTTGAACTGCTGGTCGCGTTGTGCAGTGATGTTGGTTAAAATGACTTGGGCATACGCCCGTGCCTTTTTAGTATCGTTATCAACTACTGCACGAAGAAGCATCCTTTCATTGTCGTTCATCAAAAATCCCCTTTCTAAATCATGCCCCATACATATCCAATAGAAGTATTGAAAACATCAGCCAGCTTACACATTCCGTATGTGCTGGGGTAATTGTATTCAAGCTCCCAATTTCGGACTGTAGTTGTACTCACACCAACTCTTTTTGCGAGTTCTGCCTGGGTCATGCCAGCTGCTTCTCGAAGTTCTTTAATACGGTTCATTTATACAGCACCTCCTACTTTTCCCGCTGAGGGGGAAAACTCTCCAAACAAGTGAATTTCAGTATTGAGGCGGGCCGTAATTGCATCCTCTTTGTTGTAGAAACGGCCAATGAATTTCTTTTTACCGTTGTATGTGATACTTGCAACCCATCGCTTACGCTGTTTATCAAATGAGACGCCGGCCACACCAGAAGTATTGGTAGAGTACAGACCTCTGTTTCGATTGTTCTCTGCGAGGCTGCAACATCTTAAATTTTGCTTTCTGTTGTCGGTTCGGTTTCTGTTTTTGTGATCTACACGTTGGCCTGGTCGGGCATGAGCAACAATCCTATGGAAACGAACGATTCTCCGCTTCCCCATGTAGTAGTAGCTACTTGTTAAGTATCCGTTTTTATCAACATACCAACGCCTGCTTTGAATTACGGGAAGATCCTCTAAGTCAAAGCAGAACACCGAGCTGCCGATTCGTAAAATGCCATAAGTATCAAGCAGCTCCACTACATAGGGGAAAGACATGAGCACTCACCTCGTTATGTATTTGTGGCTCTATGCTGAAAAATAACAACCATGCTGGGGAAGGGAGCGGAGTTCTTACCGTCTCCAAATTTGAGCCGGCCACGCAAAAAGCGAATCTCTACGTTTGGCTTTTGATAGATGTAGTCGTGGAAGTACGCCGTATCGGTTCTGGCCGGAATCAGCAACACAACAGTAGTGTTAGGCTGCTGAGCTTCTTCGGAGCATTTCTTCACCCAATCTTTGATCGCTCTGCCATACGGCGGATTGCAAAAGACTGTCTGCCCCCCCCCACGACTTGGTTAGTCCGTTATCTGCTTCCGTAAAGTAGCGGTCACATTTGTGGTTGAACTCGTTGGCGCAAGGGTCAAGGGTGAAGTGAAACTCCGAATCCAGCAGATCAAAGAACGCTTGGGGCGTCGCCCAGTCCATAGCTTTGGAAGAGAACATAACCTCTGTATTCATATTTCACCTCTTAGTAGCTGTTATAGGCCAAGCGCGGCGGCGATGTTGCCGATCTCCAGCTCTGTCTTCTTATCATCGGAAAGCAGTTTGTCCAGCTGGGTTTCCATGGCCTTCAGCTTTTCCAGTTCGCCCTTCTGGGCCATAATCCCCAGCTTCTCCTGAATGTCGGAGATCCAGCTGCTGGTAGGGAACCCGCTGATTATGCACTGCTCCGAGTAGCCCAGATCTTCAGCAGCAGCGTCCAGGTTGTGGAGCTTGCAAAGGAGCAGAACCAAGGCCGAGCGGTCAGCAGAGTGCAAATTGTAGCGAGTGCCGTCCAGCTCAATGGAACAGCTGGTCAGGGGCGAGAACCGGCGTGTCTGGCCGATCTCTTTCTTCTTTGTCTCGATGCGTTGTTTCAGCATCAGGATCTGGTCGTCATTCTTGCTCATGAATAAACCCTCCTATAAAATTTTCCGTTTTGCAAATACTGGTCGGTACAGTATGGATGAAGTTTTTCGTAGATTTCTTCAAGAGTAACAGGTATCATTACAAGTCTTCCAGCGGGAATATTGGACATAGGCTGATGCTCAAAGAAATCTTTCATGGAAAATACATTGCTATATCTGTTACAGCTGCAAGTATATTTTGTGTTTGGATCACAATAGTTTTCGGGGTTTAGGTCAAATCTCACCCTGAATCCATCAATCATTGTTTCCAGCGTATAGCTGTAACCACGGCTGATGTGTGCCAAGAACTCTTCTTTGGTAAGTGGCCGGAACACGTCTTTACTTTCATCATGAGGAGAATAATTTACACATGATTCAAGCTGCTCAAACAACTCTGCATAGTTAGTCGCTGGTTCAGATGTGATTGTGTCGATTAGGAGGCCGGAGATAGATTTGAGGTAAATAAACGTGCCATTAGCATAAAAGAAGTATCGCAGACCAGCGCATCCGACATCATATGTATAGAGGGAATCTTTGTTATAATAGCTCCTCCAACCCGACGAGTTCTCTTTATAGAGCGGTTTGCCTTGCTCATTGGCGTATTTTTCCATAGCGCGATATGATCCAAACCAATGACCATCGAAATGGTGCATATTTTCATATGCGTTAAAACGCCCCATATAGATATATCGCTCGTTGTTTTTAGTAAGATACTCAGCGCCAATCTTTAGCTCTTTTGCTTTTACTGTATTGCGAGCGAAGCGCTTTTCGTTTAGTGTTGTCAGGTTGATGTAATCCGGCGAACAGGCAGGAATCAATACAAGTTCAGTACCATCCCAGCCATATACAAATTCGCCCTCTAACCCTTTGCCTTTGATTGAACTGGTATGTTCCAAGATATAGAGCAGATTGGGTACCGAGATTTCAAACTCAAACCCACGCGGATCGTACACGCGAACATACGCCTGCCGGAAATTACCCCAATCACCGGCGTAGCCACCTACTTTCTTATTAAGGACAAAGCCCTCCATAGGGATGTTCTCGTACTCAACTGGCTCAATCTTTTTGTCACGCCAGCCCTCCCATGATCCGGCCTTGCGGAGTGTGCCTTTCTCGTCATAGTAGATCACATAAGCCAACTTTTTGGTGTAGGTGTCATGGCGCTCTTGGAAACCAACCCGGATTCTTTGAGGGATGAAGATTGCATTATTCATTAGCTTTCACCTCCGCATATTTGTTAAGGATTGCCATAATCTCTTGCAACCCCTCCATAGGGAGTGTGTTAAGATATCTGTCCAATTCGTCACGGACAACATGACGTTGGTTCTCTGTTTCTATCATGAGGTAGATTTCTTCTTTGGAGAGATAAAGCACAAACTCTGGAGAGTAAATAGTTTTCTGCCGGAAGTTGTTGGTCATATCGAACTCCATTCGGCCCCAATAATTTACGGCCAAGTACCTTCTGCCGACTGATATCACCTTAGTCTCAATGATGCGTTCTTCGATGGTCGATCCTTTGCAATGGTTTCTCTCATGGTATAGATAGACTGTTTGACCAACATGAAAGTCCTGTTTGGTCATTTCTTTTCACCCTTCCGCTTGAAGTAATCTTCCAGGTACTTGATCATCTCGTCATCCTCGGGGAAGAACGGATCACGCCCAGAGGCTTTCATATCACCCAGAAGGTTGATCATCAGCTGGCCGAAACGCCAGTCAGGTACGGTGTGCCATACAGCTTTCAAACGGTTGCAGAAATCGTCGATTCGTTTCGGATCTCTCATGCCCGATTACCTCCTCGGGAGAGCTGTGTCCAGTTGACGTAGCCATAAATGCAGTTAAGCGTCCAGAAGATAAACTGTGCGGTCATGACCAGAGAGCCGGCACGAATAGCCAAGACCACACTGCCCACATCAAGAATCAGCCAATAGATCCACTGCTCTCTGAAGCCAAGCACCATGAAGATTTGTGCAATGTATGCAGGCACAGAGGTAAGGGAATCGACAAAGGGATCGGAGTCGAGGATACCGAACATGGGCACGTTTTTCAAGAAGATGTAATAGGCGATAACACCCACCACAAAAATGCCAGCAGTTACGATATTCCCTACCACACCGAGCTTACGAGCATGGATTTCGAGCGATTCTGTTTTCGTGTTCTGCCCGTACCGCTTCCACCAAGCGTACATCCCATAAAGCATGGTGATGAAGTACATACCATTTTCGATTGTCTCGCCATGCAGACCATTGGGGATAGAGAAGCAGAACACGTAAGTAAACAGCTGCACAAAGCCGAACAGGTAGAAAGAAATTTTCCCTTGGCTGCACAGCACCACGGAGACAACTCCGGCCAAACCAGAGATGATCAGACCAACGCTCTCAGGCTCGCCGCTCACGAAGCCGGTAACGATTGCGATGACCTGAAGAATCAGGCCAACGGCCAGGAACGCCCAGTCGAACCATGTTTTGCCAGAAACGAACTCGTTTTTCAGAACGGTTTTGATTTTGTTCATTGGAATCAGCCCCCAATTTCTTTGATGTAGTTTTTGACGCGGTTGAAATTGCTCTGATAGCCGCTGTCGATGATTTCCACCTTGTCCCGTAAACCAGCTTTGTCCAATTCATCCAATAGGATGCTTGCCAGCTCCTCCCTTGCTTTGATAGAGCTATGCTTCATGTAGCGGGTGTGATCGTCAACAAATTGTCCCCTGGGCAACACCATGAAGATTTTGTCCCAGTGAGATTTTTTGATAAAGGTATCAGCCACCGGCTCGATGATGTTTAGGTATTCATCCATGGTCAGTGCCATGTCTTCGTCCATGGCGTAATACTTGGCATACATTTTGGTAACGATACAATCAGTGTCAGAAACAAAGATGCCATTGTTGTGTGGGCTTTCTAAGCAGTCACGATTGTAGTTATACTGTCCGGTTAGAAACGCCAAGAAATCCCGAGCGTCAAACTCCCAGTCGCCAATCATGTGCTTTTCGATGTAGCTCCGTGCCCACTCGAAGGAGTACGGCAGATTGAAGTATCGCCCAATATCCTCAACCAGAGTTGTCTTGCCCTCAGAAGCGGTGCCAGTGATTAGAATGTTGTGACTGAACTTCCGGTGATATGTCCAAGCAATCTCGTCCCAATACCGAATGGGATTTTCGCGGATCATGGTGCCACTAATCAGGTTGAGCTGCCGATTCAGGAGCGCTGTCTTGTAGCCCAACGCTTGGAGATCATCACTGTATGACTGCTCGCCAGTGTAGAAGGTAAGCTGTTTTGCCACAAATTCTTTATACACCGGATTTTCTTTAGTGCTTGGGTTATTGGTAGCAATTACGTCGCTGAAAAGATGGTCGAGCCAAATCCCCCATTGCCACTCATTCTGCCGAGTAGCGTATTCGGCAATACCCATTTCGTCGTCAGAAAGAGCATATACAGCAACGAGCGGGTCATCACGGAAATACTGGCGCACCATCTGGTAACGTTCTTTCAGTGTCATTTTAGGCCAGCCCTTATCGTTATCGTAGCCACAGACAACCACAAGAGCGCCACCCATACACTCTTTCTTCGCCTGATAAATCAGGTCAAGATGCCCTTTATGAAGCGGAGAGAACGAGCCGAGTACGACTCCGACGCCTTTATCGAACGCCAGAGGTTCCTGATAAATATAGTTCACAGACGGTTCCTCCTTTTGCGTTTTGTGAATGAGCGGAAGTTGCGGGTGTGCTGGATCATTTTCCAGACCACAACAGCAAAGATGAGGATGCACAGCACCACAACAATGATGGCATAGATTGCGTATCCGGTAGCCACTGTTTGAATCATGGGATCGTTTTTGAAATATTCAAACAGTTTGATAATCTCGTCAGCCATTCAAATCACCTCACAGCAGTTTTTCGATGTATTCCCTATCCTGAGTAAAGATAGGGATTTCGTTATCGACTATCCATCTTCTACGAGCAACAGTGATTTGCTGGCCGGGATTACGGGGATCGTCCATGGGCGTCTGGAAGGATTGCTTGATACAGCAGGAACCACGCTTGTTTTCAACAGGAAGGTTGTTCCAGTTGATGCCAAATTTCGACCAAAGCATTTCCTGAATATCACTTTGGTTTTTCTTGTCCAATTCTTTCTGGGAGAAAAATGCCTGCCCAACCGCTTCAATACTGTTGCGAGTGGCGTCTTGCTGCCGCCAAATCAGGCAGTTGCAAACTTCCTCTTTGGGAATAGAGAAGATACGAGCGTCAAACATAGCACAATGCTGTCTGCTGGTGTAGAGGCTGTCCAACTGTAAGAAACCAGGCTGATCAGATTCGCCATTATCAAAACTCTTGTCAAACCAGTCACCATGAGCGATAATAAACTCACGGTCAAAAGCCAATGTTGCCATAGAAGCAGCGACACTTACGGCCTTTTGGATGTTATAGCCGAACCAAGCATCCGTTTTGATAGTTGCATAGTCGGTCAGCACCAGTGTAATTTCGTCGGACTGTGTATAGCCCAAAACACACCCCTGGATGTTTTCGCAGAGAGACTTCATCGTTTGCTGCATGGCCTGAGTCATGATAGGATCAAAGGGCTTGACCATGCCTCTGGTGAAAGTATGAAATGCTTTGCCGTCCAAACGGATAATGGCTGGTACTCGGCGGGTCAGATAATTTCGAGTGATATTCTCATAACCCTTCATACGGTCGCCCAGAGCGTCTTTCTTGTTTGCCATTGTGCGCCTCCTAACCCTTTATCACAACGATAAGGTATGTGAGGTGGAGCAACTTAGCCACCTTGTAGGCAGTGTAGCCATCTGTGAGTACGCCATCATCGTCCACCGTCACTTTGGTGTTGAACCGCCCAGTGTGGTAATACTCCAGAAAGCGCTTCACGATTTTGTCTTCGCTGGGAGTGCTGTGGGTCAGATATGAGGGAACCTTAATCTCCTCAATGGGGACGTGGCACTCCACTGCAGTGACTTTGCGGAGCGGGAATTTAGCGCCGGCAGAAGTCATGATCTCCTTTGCCTCATCCTCACCATTGCTGATGAGTGTACCGATCACCTTGCCCCGCTGCTGACCAATAGCCGTATCACAGATAACGTGTGTACCAGGCTGGATCTTGTCGGCAAGGCTATTCGGTGCTTCAAACCAGTAGCCCTTGCTCTCCCCAGTGTGTTTTACCATAACAGCCGTCATATCAAAAACCTCCTAATTATGTATTTGTGGCTCTTACAGTCTAAGAATAGCACAGCTCCCCTCCTTTGTCAAGAGGGGAGTGTTATGTTTTTGTGTCTCTATGAAAGATTTTTTATGTTGTTGAAACAAGATGAAAGATAACCGCTGTAGGATTGTCCCCATCTTTGAGTGTGCGCCGATAGTGCTGTTGCCACCAGCTGAATAGTAGCTCAAAATTCTTAATGGGTACGAAATCTGGCAACAGAATCTGTGGATTTTGCTGAGACGCATAGTCAAGACACAGCAGCTGGATATCTTCATCAGTGAACGACTGAAGCGGTTTGACTTCAAATTTTGTAACCGTTGCCTTATAGCGAATTGCATAATCTGGAAGTTGGCTTGCAGGACTCCATCGTTTTGCCTCTTGGAAATTGGCGGTTGCATCTTTGGCCCACGCATATTCACCATCAGAACGATAAATGACGCCCGCTGTGACTTTCTGTTGCTTCAGATCAGCAGTATCCTCAACTACCAGCAAACGCCTAAATGGTTCTTGGATACCTACCGCATCGCCAATATGATAATTGGTACCATCATTATGCGGGAGCGCAAAGCCTCGCAGGACTTTCTGGTTCCACAGGTTGAGATCTCTTAGGTTCATTGGCAGATTCACGACTAATCGCCTCCAATCTGATTTGGGCTACCTGTGCCCAAGGCAGTCCAAAGTATGGGCTTTTCTTCTTGTCACATACACCGTTGTCAATTCCTATGTATTTTCGTCCCTCCAGCTTGGCTGCAATCAAGGTAGAGCCAGTGCCGCAACAGTTGTCTAAGACAACCGCCCCTTCGTCAGTGTAGGTACGGATGGCATAGCGGAGCAATTCAATAGGTTTCTCGGTTGCATGAAGTGCTACAGATGGATGAGGTTTGGGGAAACGCCAAATCGACGCCGGATACTTCAAATTGGTGTCAGGAGACTCCACCAGTGTATAATCTCCATAGCTACGGTTGGAGTGTACGTCCTCAGCCTGCTTACCAACTGCTTTACCCTTGGTGTGATTTTTCTCACCGATTGTCATTTGTGGATGGTAGGGTGGCGGTGATTTGTAGAACACCATGATATCTTCATGCTCTCGGAGCGGCATTTTCTTAGCGTTAAGAAAACCACTTTTGAGAACCTTGTCCCAAATGATATTGTATCGGTGGAGCTTAGGGTTTGAAAGCATCATGGTCGCTGTAAACTTGTCTTGGCCGAAAAGAAGAATCGCACCGTTAGGCTTAATGATCCGTTCGTATTGTTCCCATAGTAGAGTAGGCGAGATAACGGTATCCCACTTGTTTTGTGTGGCACCATACGGCAAATCACATAGAATCATATCAATGCTGGCGTCGTTGATCTCCTTCATTACCTCCAGACAATTCCCATTGATAACGGAATTAGGAAGGATACTCATACACTATCACCATCAATACTCATGGTAAAAGCGACAACGGGTGCGTTTAAGTTCTCTTGCGCCCACGCTTTGATTACCGCTTCAGCGTTATCAATCAATACGCCATTGGGGAATTTCTTTCCACGAGCGCACTCATAAATGGAAATCGGATCTGGAATAGTAACGCCAAGTTCTGTTGCTTTCTCCTTAATATAGTGTTTGCTAATTTCATTAGCCACAACAATGGGACAACCAGTCATAGCGGACGTATAAATGGAGGCCGTTGTTTTGCCACGTCCACGTTTCAAAAATAGACCCTTCATATTTATCACCTTTCCTATCGTGAGAAATTTTCATTGACTTATATCAAAATTTTAGATATACTTTTAATATCATAGATTAAGGAGGCCAACTATATGGCTGCACGTATCATGAAGTCCGTCGATGAGAGAGTCGCATTGCTTGACCAAAAGATTGCAAAAAAGCAGGCTGAGATCAATGCACTTGAAGCTCAGAAGCAAAAACTTCTCCACCCAGTCAACATGAAGACTGTTATGGCAAAAGCTAAAGAAGCTGGAATGACACCAGAGGAAATCGCAAAGAAGCTCGGAATTGAAGTGTGATTCTTAACCTGCCCGCAATAGCGGGCAGGTTTTTATTAGAGTTCCAAGGACTTTTTAGTTTTCAGTTTCCTGAGCATCACAATCTGGCGGATTTTTTATCGTCACTCGAAGCTCCACTGTGCGGCCATCTTTTAATGTCCACTCATAACCACTCGATGTTGCCTTTGGACAACCAATACCTCCAAGCAGCTCTTGAACCATGTAGTCTCTAACTGCACACAATGCTTCGTCAGTACATTCTGTCTTGTTCTGCCAAAGGCTCTTGTTTTTGCTGTTTAGGGTTCCTGCATATATTGCAAACGCCCCACAACCAACATGATATTCAGCCATTTAATCACCCCCTGTATTTATGAAATGTATGTTTCATTCACTTCTTAGACTCTCATAACCACGTTCCAGAGCGAATAACCAAGGCTTTGCAAATCTTCCAGTGTACAAACCACTTCATTATGCTTTAGGAAGTCAGAAAGAGAGGCCAGCTGAATTTCGTCAAAGAATGGGTACTGAGTTTTTAGTCCGCCACGTCACTCCTCAATTTCCTCTTTGGTATACCGTTCACATTGGTCGAATCGAGTAGTATACCCACCAAAGCTCCGCTTTTGGTCATCCTTGGTGCGCCGCCCCCAAAAGAGTAGCGCACCATTAGGCCATGAGGAATGTTCATTGCTTACAATCACATATCTTCTATCTCCGACCATACTGGCACACCTCATTGCTTTCTCGTGGTGCCAAATCCGCCACGGCTGATATTGCCCAAAGTATCTGTAGCTTCAAAGGTCAACTGGGGCTGGTGCTTCATAATGCGGAATTGGCAGATACGGTCATTCACATGGATCACGGTGTCGCGCATGGCAATAGCCGCAAAGTACCATTGATCGCTGTCGCCACAATAGCTCTCGTCAATCATGCCTACATGGTTGGCCTGGATAACACCGAAGTTTTTGAATGTGGAACTACGAGGAATCATATACGCCTCATAGCCAGCCGGAAGCTGCATGGCGATCCCCAGCGGAATCAACTTGTACTCGCCTTTCTTCAGCTCCACAGTTTCAGCTGCCCGCAGGTCAACCCAGTCAGACTTGCCAGCGATGTAGTCCAGCTTGTCAATTTCGTCACTCAGATACTTGATCTTGATTGTCTGGTTATCGGGCGGCTCGGGCGGATCAGGCATTTTTGCACCCTCGGAAATGCGATAGAGCGCATGATAGCAGCTTTCACAGAGATGAACTGTCTTTTTTGCCTCGGCGGTGTTCTTGAAAACCGTACCCATCTCATAGCTTCCGGTTAAATAGAACTCCTTCATCTCCTGACTGTGCGGATTTTCAATGACTGCTCCACAAGCATCACATATATAAACCCTTGCCATATCATTCCACCTCTTTCTTTGTATTGAGCCGATTAAGGATATCGGCCACCAGTGCATTGTAACCCTCCACATCACCGTTATAGTTGTGGCAGGCAACGTTGTGTGCGATCAAAAACTCACGCAGCTCACGGGAAAGGGCGTCGCTCTCGGCCTCGGTCTGGAAGCGGCCAGCGCCATTGTAGGGCTTTGTGCGGTTGATAAAAACGTTCATAGAGTCGAAGGATTTTGCCACCTTAGTAACCAGCTGGTCAAACTCCTCGCCCAACACCGGATCGTTGGCATAGAAGGGAGACAGCAGAATGGGCGAATCTGTGATAACCACATCTACCTTGCCCTGAACGCGGCTGATGCGGAAATACTGTTTGCCGAAGATGTACGCTTGGTTCTGGAAGACAGCTTTGCTCTCCTCCCACACCTTATCCTTGGCAAACTCCGTTACCAACTCAGCATTGATACCGTGCATCTTCAGCTGAGAAAAGACGTAAGCTGCCCCGGTAGATTTGCCCGCACCAGGAGCACCATACAGATTAACGATAAGCATTGTTTATCATCCTTTCACTTTTTGTTAGCCGGCTCTTTTAGCCATGCTATAAAGTCATCAACAAGTTCCGCAACTCTTTCTTCACTCCATGGCACAAAGTCATCAAAGGTCATTGTGCCAATGGCGAACGCTTCCTTTGTTCGCATCAAATCGTAAATATAGCTATCCTCGCAACCTGCCCACTGATAAAAGTAATCAACTAACAAGGAACGCAGTTCATCTTGATCTAAACGGAAAAGCATCTCGAAATTGGTTTGCGGATCAAAGTCAACACCTACACGCACTCTATATGCAGAGCAACGAGAGCCACGATACATAGCGTCGCACTTTTGTACTGGACAATTTGCGCACCCGGCATTTTGTAGATCATTAGGTTTCATCTGTGATAACCTCACAAATCTCAGCCATAAAGCTCTGGCCGCGCCCATACCAACAGTCATGTTCCGGCTTATACAGCCAATCGCCATGAATCTTTTGCTGAGGGAACATTGGATTTTTGGGGGTGATTTGCATTGTGCCCCGAAATGCCTTATAACCTTCCACCTGAATCATGGCACACCGTCTTTCTTTGGCTTCCAATAGCAATACAAGCAACCATGCGGACATTGTTGCCGATATTGCAAAAGCTCTGTTTTACCGGAGTAGCACATACAATTCTTGCGCTGATATCCAATACTGTCAGGTTGCTCATCACATAGGCCAAGAAGTGTTAAATCGTAAGCAGAGATGCAGCCACAGGCGATTGGCTCAGTCAAGCCCGGTTCTGTACACGCTTCAATGCGAAGCGGAAGATCGTGTTGCTCAGCCCAATATGTCTTAGCAATTCTAATCATCTCGTCAACGCGAGCCAGTTGCTCTTGGCTGGGAGAGAAGCCGTCGCCATAAGGCAACGGCAACCCCGCCAGCTTGAAGCGCTCTCGCACATGAGGGTACATATCAATCACACTGATACGATAGCGGGAGAACCCTTGATCCATAAATGTCTCAATGGCGCTTAGTGCAGTTCTTGTCCCTTTGAGAGTGGGGATAATAGGATCAACTCGAATGACTATGCGCTCTTTTGGGAATCCCTTTTTGACCAGCTGTATAATTGCGTCGTATTCCTCATAAGGTGGCGGGACGCATGGTTCAACCACAGTTCGGCCATAACCGGTAAATGTGGTGTGTATAATGAGTTTGTCTTTGTGTTTCAGTGCCAAATCGAGGAAGCCCGGAGAGATGCACTTTGTAACCAATACAGCACCATCAACAATGCTGAGCCTTTCACCCCAAGAGAGATCTAAGCCAGCGTCGCCTGCTTCTGTAATGCCAATTTTATACTGACTCACCAAATGCTCCTCCTTGACTTACCTAATATTGGGTGGTAGTACATAGTGCGGGCATGACACCTTAACATTCATTTTGAAATCTTTGAGCGATTCGATATCGTTTTCAATCGCTTCCATCGTCTTGCTAACTGCCTGCACTGTGTTTTCGTATTTCTCGCAAAATGCGCACACATTTTTATGGATGCAGCAGTTACACGTTGAACTTGATACCGTTGAACTTGATACCATGGTAATCCTCCTATTCGCACCGTTTGAAATGCACAGTGTTAAATTTTTTGCCTGGAAACTCTTTTAACCAAATGGCAGAAATCCAACCACCAACATTGACTTTCTCGACCTCATAAACCTGCCCCTCAACCAAAAGATCATTAGCCTGCTTGGAATCGCATTCAAAACCAGCATCAAGGGCTACCGCTCTTACTTTGGAGCCGCGTTCACAGTGCAAAACATCCGTCTGGTCTTTTACACACTTGCTGCACGGCCACTGCCAGGAATAGTCCAGAATAATGCCATCCAAGATCTTGCCACAAGTTGGACACGTAAAAATTCTTGCTCTGTCCATATGCTTCACTCCTCGTATAATGTGATTTGCCCGTTCTGCACAGTCTTTTGCACGTCGATGATGCGTTGATTTGCAGATCCTCGCCACTTTAATGCCCGGTCTGCCAGTTCTTGCTTGAATGGGCCGTCAACAACAACATCACAGCTCATCAAAAGCTCCTGTTTCATAAGTCCATGATTGTTATAATGACGGTTGAAAAAAACATCGTCCCATTCAAATCCCGTCCAAAGCCATATGTTTTTGCCGTTTTGATGGACAAATTGACACAGTTCAATGAGCTTTGCAATGCCGTGTGACTGTTGACAAAGAGGATCGCCACCAAGTATGCTAAGGCCAGTTATAATTGGATCTTTCAACATTTTACAAAGCTCAAGAAAAGTACCCGTTGTGTACGGTATACCATAGTTGAAATCTTGTTCCTCTGGATTAAAGCAACCAGGACAATGGTTTGTACATCCACTTACGAAGAGGGAGGTGCGAACTCCCTCTCCGTTTGCGATGTCATAGTTACGGATCGTGGCGTAGTTCATTCGTCGCCACCTAAATGGACATAGCGCTCTTTGATTTCTTGGGTTCGCCCTTGGTTCCAGTCATTCAGACCGATGTAACCGCAGGTGCGCCGCGCAATATTCATTTTGTTCTTGTCGGTGTTACCACAGTTGGGGCATTTCCAGACCAGCTTTCCGCGCTCATCCTCAACGATTTCGATTTCCTTATCCCAACCACACACCTGGCAGTAATCGGATTTGGTGTTGATTTCGGCATACATAATATTCTCATAGATATGCCGCAACACAGTTAGCACAGCGGGGATGTTGTCAGAGAGGTTCGCCACTTCAATGTAGCTGATTGCTCCGCCCGGAGACAGGCGCTGGAACTGAGACTCAAACCGGAGCTTATCAAAGGCGTTGATATGCTCGGTGACATGGACGTGATAGGAGTTCGTTATATACCCCTTATCTGTAATGCCCTCGATGACGCCAAAACGCTTTTGCAGACACTTGGCAAATTTATAGGTGGTGGATTCAATCGGTGTACCGTAGAGCGAGTAATCGATATCCTCAGCTACTTTCCACTGAGCGCATTTGTCATTCATGTACTGCATGACTTTGAGAGCAAACGGTTCGCCATCAGGATCAGTATGGCTCTTGCCGGTCATGGCCTTTACGCACTCATACAGACCAGCGTAGCCCAGAGAGATGGTAGAGTACCCGCAGTGTAGCAACTTGTCGATAGTTTCACCCTTTTTCAGTCGGGCCAAAGCGCCATACTGCCAGTGGATAGGCGAAGCATCAGACACGGTGCCGGAAAGACGCTCATGCCGGATCTGTAATGCCTCATGGCACAGCTCCAAACGTTCATCGAAGATTTCCCAGAAAGTATCATACAGAGCCTGGATATCGTCATGGTCTTCAAGAACCTGCCAAATGTGTAGGGCACTCAAAGCTACATCTGGGAGGTTAATGGTCACGACTCCTTGATTGAACCGGCCATAATACTTCGGCTTATGGGGGTCGTAATTCTTTGCGCCTGCGATATTGTCCCAGCCGTTACCGGAGCGGTCGGGTGTCAAGAAGGAACGACACCCCATGCAGGTGTAGCAGTCGCCGTCACCCTCAGACTCTCCCTTGGATAGCTTGTATTCCCGCATCTTCTTCTCAGAAATGTAGTCAGGCACCAGCCGTTTGGTAGAGCATTTGGCGCACAGCTCGGTCAAATACTCATACGGCCCACCAAGCCCCGGAGCATTGTCTTCCTCAAGCACATAGATGAGCTTGGGGAATGCCGGCGTAATCCATACGCCTTTTTCGTTCTTGACGCCCTCCATGCGCTGTTTTACGACCTCCTCAATAATCATGGCAAGGTCGCGCTTGGTTTGCGGATCACTGACCTCATTAAGATACATGAACACAGTAATGAACGGTGCCTGACCATTGGTAGTCATAAGAGTAATGACTTGGTACTGAACGGTTTGCACACCCTTCTTAACCTCATCCTTAACTCGCATTTCTGTGATCTGTGCGATTGCAGCTTCTTCGTTGGCAGAGAAAGATTGCATTTCCTCACCACAGGCGATCCGATAGCGAAGCCTGAACTCCTCCTCAACCTGCTTTCTGATCTTCTGGCGACTCACATCAACAAATGGAGCAAGGTGCGCCAAAGAAATGGATTGTCCGCCGTACTGATTGGATGCTACCTGAGCAATGATTTGGGTGGCGATGTTGCAGGCAGTCGAGAAGCTGTGTGGCTTCTCAATCAGAGTGCCGGAGATAACAGTGCCGTTCTGGAGCATATCTTCCAGGTTGACCAGACAGCAGTTGTGCATATGCTGCACAAAATAGTCGCTATCATGGAAGTGGATGATACCTTCCTCATGTGCTTTCGTAATTTTCTCAGGGAGCAGCAGATGGTCAGTGATATCACGACTGACCTCGCCGGCAATGTAATCTCGCTGAGTAGACAAAATGATAGGATTCTTGTTGGAGTTCTCCTGAATCACCGTTTCATTTGTACCATCAGCGATGGAGAGGATCTTCTTGTTCAAAGAGGAGGCATTACGCAAAAGCTCATGCTCATAGCGATATTTGATGTACGCTTTGGCAACAACGTACTCGCCCTCCCTCATCAGCTCGGTTTCTACATCATCTTGGATCTCCTCAACAGAGATAGTGCGGTTCCGCTGTTTATAACGGTTATACAAACGGGTAGAAATCTTTTTGGCGATTTCATCTTTGTCTCCTACGGCGCTGAGCTTTTCAACTTCCTCAAATGCCTTTATGATGGCATTTGCAATCTTGCTTTTATTGAAGCTGGCCTCTTGCCCGTCACGCTTAATTGCAATCATACACATCTCTCCTTTGCATACTGCTCAACCAGAGCGTCTACTTCGTCCCAAGTCTCAGCACGACGGATACCATACTTCTCCACATCCAGGCCACGATTATGCGGACGGTTAAACAGGATTTTATGGTAAGCACCGCCAATCAGGTTGTGAACGCCATCGTCGATCAGGATATCTCCCCGAACCATCTGCTTGTTCGTAGCGAAGATGATATGCTCCCAGTCCAAGAAGGGGAACATTTCAAGAATCCGCTCCACCTTGACTTTGCAGGTGCGATAATCAGATGCAGTAACCATATAGAGCTTGTGCCCCCGGTCATACCACTTCTGAAGGATGCGCTGACTACCCGGCATGGGTTCAAGGCTCTTCCATAACTCATCCTCGGTCAGGACTCCAAAGAGCTGCTGTTCGGTAAGGGTTGGGAAAGCCAACGTCATATCCCAATCATTGACATCTTCAAAGGCGACCGATGTACCATAGCGCTCATTCAAGAGCTTAATCCAGCAGTTCAGCAGATTTTCGGCCACATCATCAGCGTCAAAGAGGATAGTCAGCGGCACAAACTTCGGTTCCAGACCTACAACGAAGGTGGCAAGAGCGCCCCGCAATTTGTCCAAATCTGCATCGTTTTGGATGACATAATCGTAACGGTAGCCATCCAAAGCGGTTTCGGATTTATGCGCTTGCTGCTCAGGTGTCAAGGGCGAGACGAAACCGGGACGTTCAACTCGCAACAGCACTGTGTTAATGCCGCTGTACTTAAACAGCTCATACTCGTTTGGGAAGCGACAGTCGGGCAAGAGCACATAGTCCCACTCCTCTTGGAACATAGACAGGAAATTGACAATGAAATCCGCCCAGTAGTCAGGCGATTTCGCCCGGATCACATCAGTGCCAACATACTGGAGGATGTGTCGGCCACGTTCATCCTTCTGCCCATCCCAATCAAAATAGGTCTTACAAATGAATTTGAGAAGATCGGCAAAGTGAGCAATCTTGACGCTTTTGCCGTCTGCCTCCAACAGCTCTTTCAGTATGGCCGCTGTGGTGTCCTTGCCGTGCTGGGCTTTGCCAGAAATGCAAATCACTTTCATGCCGTCACCTCAATATCATCAAAGACAACGGGAACCAACTTCTGGAACTCTTTCAAAAGGGCGATTGCAACCTCACGCATCTGAGGATGTGCCGCAGGCGCAGTTCTGAGCTTGAAGAAATGCCGCCACTCACGAAGATTGGCCGTCATGACCACCTCAGTTTTGAGGCTGTTGGGAAGAACGCTACGGGCTTCCTGTGGAGAAGCGCCCTGATGCAGCAGCCCAAGATAATGGTTCTCAGCCATACGCATGGCCGATCTCCAATCCTTCATCAAATCAGAGTCCTTATCCCAGAAGCACGGCTCAATTACCGTGATCTCCTCACCGAACTTCCCCTTGCTGTAGTTACAGTAGCGGGTGCTCTCCTGGCAATACGCCGCCAGTCGGTGCCGCACAATCTCATGCGATACACCGCGATCAACGATAAACTTGACCCGAATAGCCTCATGCTCCAGCACCGCTTCATGGCCGCGCTTGATGATACCTGCCACGAATTTTTCGGCACTATCTTCCGTGATCTTCTCCTCGGACTTGTAGCAGACACGTCCGGCCTCCTCAATGGATTTCAAAATCTTCTGTCCGTCAACAGGCGAAAGAATATGAAACCCGGCTTTGATTACCCTCATTTGTCGTTCCTCCTGACTATGTATTTTTGTCTCTACTAAAAGTAAGTACGAAAGACGTGACCGCCAATCGTCTTGTAGTAGCTACCATAGGTTAGTTTGCCAGTGGAAAAGAACACCACATCGGTGTTAAGCTCTAAGACTGGCTCACCGGCAAGCGCAGCCTCAACCGCTTCCATTTGCTCCTCCCCATAGGTATTCCCCACAGAGAACTGATTAGGAGCCAAAAGGATATCAGAGATACTTCCGTCAAATGCTTCGTGCATATAACGATTAAGCGCAACCTGGACAACAGCAATCTGTCCCTCAAAAGGTTCTCCCCGTGCTTCGTTATAGACCATGCAGGCCAACAACTCTTTCTCGGCAGCGGTGATCACCAACTCAGCATAAGGGTTTGGGGCTTCTTCCTCTGGAACTGATTGAATGGGAGGGGTAGCAGGCACCATAGTCCTTGTTTCAACAGCCCTTGTTATCTCAGGCGGTGCTGACAATGTAAGAGTCTCACATACGGTGGAATCTTGTATAGCCTCTTTCAGTATGGCTTCTTCTTTTGATGCAAAGGCTATGGCATAGATGACAGCACAAATCACCACCAGCACCATAAAGCCTTTTATGAATGGTTCAAATTTCGTCTCGTTCATTGAAAACGCCTCCTAAATCACGTAGTCATATTGATATAGGTACAAATAGCCTCGCCGCCTACCCCAACCATCAGCTGGAACTTGGATGGTGTCAAAACGTTTGAGAGGTTTGCGGTCATAAAGCTCGGAGTAAATTGTCCAACGGTTTGTTTTTCCGGTGCCGATAGATCTTACTTGCAGCGCATACGCCCAAATATTGTCGCTTGCCTTGGACTTCAATGGGTAGATATCCATGACAATCAGCTTACGCTGATCCTCTTTCTTGTTGGTGGTAAGGTCGATGTATCCCAGATTTTCAAGCTGAATCTGCATCTTGCTTTTCAAATCAAAGTCGGGAATGTGCATATCCCGTACCATAGACTCGATATGGCGAAGTAAGCCCGGAAGATTAGTGAACGTATAGTTCTTTGCTACCGTGCCACTTTTGGTCATATCGGTAGCATACTGCGCAATCACAGGTTCAAGCTCAGGAGTCAACTTATCCTTGGGAATCTTTTTCATTGTGCCATTCTTGAAGAAAGTGAAGAGGTCTACCATGCGTAACAGCTCTTTGGCATTGCCATATTCGGCGAAATAGTCAATCTTCACCAAAATTTCTCGCTGCCTGGTATCCAACCGAGTTTTTTCGTTTAGCAACATCAGCAAATCCATAAACGACTCAGGCTTGCTTGCTTCAGCCAATTCGTAAAGCTCATTGGCAACGTCAGCGTTCATATATTTCACTGAGGAGATCCCTTTGGCAATTACCTTTTCTTCAGCGTTCAAAAGATATTTGTCTTTGGAGAGGCCAAAACGAGGGGGGATGATCCTGATACCATAGAGCGTAGCCAGTTCATTACCGTTTTTCACATCTTCTTCGCCGTTGGCATTGTTGAGGTAGGCAGTGATGAACTCGTAGGGATGATAGTACCGCAGATAGGCACAAAGATAGCCGATCATACAGTAACCAACAGAATGGTTATAGCCAAACATATAGCTGGAAGCGTCCTGAATGATCTGCAGGAACTCCTTAGCTTCTTGCTCGGCAACCTCTCTGGGCTGTGGAGACTTGTCGCAATACCCCTCTAAAATCTCAGGCAGAGCTTTTTGTAAACGGTCTTCATCTTTTCTGGCGATTGCCCGACGTGTATTATCGGCGTCAGATCCAGAGAAACCGCAGATTTGCTGTAGGAACTTAATAACATCCTCTTGGTAGATCAGATAGCCGTTGTTATCGGCCAAAAGCTCGTCGATAATGGGTGAGGGGTTCTTATGTGGCTTGTGCTGCATAAGCTCATCACGGTAAGAAGCGCCAGAAGGACGAAGCGCCGCCGTCACAAGGCTCATGTCAAAAATACTGTGCGGCTCATACTGTTTGAGCATTTGGAACGCAAAGTCACCTTCAAACTGGAAAATGCCAATAGGAGAGCGGAGCATATCTTGCCATACTGCTTCATCAGCCCAGTTGATTTCGTGAGACTTAGGATAAGGTTGCCCTAACAGCTCATAGGCATCCTTTACGATTTCGATATTTTTCAGCCCCAGGATGTCATACTTGACCAAGCTAACCTCATGTACACACTCCATATCAATCTGCAAAATCTCTTTGCCGTCAGAAATGAATGTGCCATAGTTATCACGTAGAGTAATAGGGCTTGCTACGATGCCGGCGGGGTGCATAGACTGAGAGATTGCTACGTCAAGCAACCCGTCATAGTAATAGAATACCTCGGGATATTTTTTTCGAGTCGCTTCCTCGTCAGCCTCAAACTCCTTTTTGATGGTGGCTCCGATTTTGCCAACCCATGGGTTTTTGGCAAAGATTTTTTCGTTTTCGGTTTTCAGCTTGGTATACTCTTGGTTGAAATGTTTGATTAGCTCACCTCTCGGTGTACCTTCATACTGAGAATCAAAAATGAGGTTGCCTTTCTCATCAAAAAGATACGCGCCAAAGCAGGTGCGCACATCACCAAACGACACCTTGATACCATCGTCTTTCAAAGCTGCTAAGAGACGTTTGAACGGTTTGTCGTCGTGCTGATGTTCCTTATTCCAGCGAACTGATAGAGCACGACAGATTTCATCAATGCAGCCCTTAGACTTAATAGTGCCAATGGCAAGAATAAAAGCTGTCTTCTCTTGACCAAACCGATTGATGATGTAGTTGTAAACCAGATCGCGCTGAGTGGGGGACACGTCGATATCAATATCCCCAATTTCTTTACGATCCTCATTACAGAATCGGCTGAACACCGTATGCCAAGTTTCTGGGTTGAGGTCTGTGGTATTGGATACATAGGCCACACGAGAACCGCCACAAGAACCACGGTTGAAACCAATGGGGATTCCGTTCTCTTTACACCACGTCACCAGCTCGCTCATAAAAAGCATAAAGCCTGACATCTCAATTTTGTCAAAAACCCGGCACTCCTCAGCAATAGCCGCTTTGAACGACTCTACTTGTTCTGGTGTGATTGCTCCCTCTGCAATTTTGCTGTGCAAATTATCATGGAGAACCTGATGTAGCACCTCACGATCACGCTCACCATATAGGATGGGGTATTTGAAGGAGACATCCAACTCAAATGGCTCAACAGATTCGGCCATGCGGTTAGTGTTTTCGATTGCCTCCAGATACATTTTTTCTGGTAACGCATCCTGAGCTTTGAACATAGCGACCAGCTCATCATAGGATTTATATGTGAGGTCAAAGGTATCTTCATCAGCAAAGTCGATGTGCTTTGACAGCTGCAAAACTGTTCGGCACTCAGCCTTGTACTTATTGAGGCTATGGGTATCAGTGCCAGCAATCAGCGGGATACCATACTGCAAGGACATTTCTGCCAGGTGCCGGTTGTAATCAACCTGATCAACATAGTTGTGTGGCTGAATTTCCAAGTAGTCATAATGCCTCAATATTCGTTCATACATGGGGTGAGTTATACTCATGCGGTTTAGCGGAGAGGCAAGGCAGGCGCTGATCTTGATAACGTTTCTGGAAAGACCAAGAAATTCTTCAAAAGAAATCCTCGGCTTGTAGTAGAAATGATCTTCTTGGCTTGACCGGCTGATAAGCTCATTCATTTCTTGCAAACCCGCATAATTCTTAGCGATTAGAATAGTGTGGTAATTGTCACGCACCTTATTCTGCTCGCCAGTGCGCGGATCGGTGTGAAGCAATTTTTCGGTCAGGTATACTTCGCAACCATGCAGATACTTTAGCCCAGCTTTGTCACAGGTCATCTTCTTCTCTACCCACTGATAGATATTCCCGTGCTCTGTAAAAGCAATGGCCGTCTGCCCCAGTTCTACGGCACGGGCGATGTAGTCTTGGAATTTGGTCGCACTGTCAAGCAAAGATAACTCAGTATGCAGATGATACACAGTATAGTTGTCACCCATCATGAGTCACCTCCCTGCTTGTCATTGACTTTGCCAAACGCTTCGTCCTCACTGTTTTCCTGCTCAGCAATCAGTTGAGGAGGTAACGGCAGCGGTTCAGAATAGGACTTGGTGTCCCAACTAAATCGGCGATCATACTCATCCATATCACCAAAGAAGCGGCGGGACGCTGAGTCATAATATAGGCCGATATCAATGTTTTGCCGACCAAACATACGATCTTTGACAACGGTTACAATTACATCGTATTTGAGCAGACAACGACGCTTTTCGGAGAACTTAGCCGCGTTCTCACGCTCAGCATCAGTCACACGGCGGAGGCCGATCGTCCGGTGGGCAAGATTTACGATGTTACTGGTACCAGCGATATCGTAAATACCAACATTGGAACCTGCATCCATTTTGCGGGGATGGCAGACCAAAATCACAGCTACCTGATACTTTTTGGCAAATTTGATAAGGCGCTTGATGGTTTGGGTCTGGGAGCGCAATTCCTCGTCTGAACTATCTGTGTCGATACACATAAAGTTGTCGAGGATAAGACAACGAGTGCCATATTTTCGCACCGTATCTGTCATAGAGGTAATGAGATTATCAAGCACGTTGTCATAATCATCACGATAGATGAACCATTGACCTTTGTAGGTCTTATTGATTGCTCCCAGGGTAGCGCCAGAGATTTTCTTGTAAGGGTTTCCCCGACGCGAAACAGCATCCTCAACATTGCGGGGGCCGGCAAAAATGTAATTGAACCAGCTCTTTTCCACACCGTTTGGAAGCTCACCGCTAAATATCCACGCTTTTATGTCGTGGTCAAGGGAATTACACATGAGCTGTGTCAAAAGGCTGCTCTTGCCTGCTCCGGGTTGGCCGCTGACAATGGTAAGAGTACCAAAGAATAGCCGCATCAGCTCATCATCAATGGCTTTGAGGCCAAATGTCACGCCGTCTACATCCTCATACTCGGTTGGTTCAATGTCAGACAAATCTGCCACAGAGGGAACAGGGGAGTCCTTAGCGTCCAGGATCAGCTCTAAAACCTTTTCTTTACCAGCAACATATAGGACTTCGTTTAGGTCTTTTGTGACACGACCTGTTTTTCCAATCGGTATAGCAGGCACATCCACAACCTTTGTTCGCCAGCTGCCCAACCTGGGGACGCACTCTTTTTGCATTTTCAAGCCCGCTTCATCGTTGTCAGCACAAATGATAATGCTGTCAAACTGATCGAGCCATTCAAGATTCTCGTCAATCCAGTGAAGATTGGAGCTACCCAACGGAACAGATACGGCGTTTTTGAAGCCCGCCTCGATTGCAGACAGACAGTCAGGCTCCCCTTCGCAGATCAGCAGAGGAGAATTGACATTCACCCGGTTCATATTGAACAGCAGTGGCGCAGTATCGGAACCAGGCTGGCACCAACACTTGTTTTGACCATGCTGGACTTTATGCGACGGTTTGTATTTCACCATCGTCAGCACGTCGTTGGTGTCGTAGTAGTTGAATACAGCATTACCATCGGCATCCTGCCGCACATCAGCGTAATCCAGAGTAGCAGGGCTGATTTTGCGTGTACCGAAATATGCGTACACTTTGGATTTATCACTACAAGCGACCTCTTTGGGATACCTGTAATGTCGTTTGGTTTTTACACCCAGCTCCCCGAAGGAATAGGGCATCTCAGCAAGCTCAAAAAGTCTCTTACAGGCTTCGGCGTAGGTTGCGCCCTTATGAACAAGTACATCCAAAAGGTCGTAGCTGCGGCCACAGCTCCCAAAACAGCGGAAGTTGAACGCCTTTCTATTGTAGATAAAGGAAGCATGATCCTCCTGATGGAATGGACAGCAACACTTCATATTCCTCTCGTCGAAGTCGGTGATCCCCAGCTCTTCAACAATGATCTGTGCGTTTTTGTCTCCGAGCTTTTCTTTGGCCTGCATGATTGCGTCTCTATCAATCTGCACGGATAAAATCACCTCAATTCTCAGAAAGTCCCCGCCCACTCTTCATGAGCGGGGACTTCTTCTGAATGAAACCAGTCTTTCATTCTACGAACGATGCTGAGTGCGCACAGTGCTCTCGCACAGAGCACAGATAGTCGCAAAAGAAACGATCTGGTTTAGCCGGGAAACTCTCGGCCTTATAGATGTTATCAATGGATCGCAAGAACCAGTCTCTGTCTTCCTGTGCGGCAATCTCAGAAAATGGTTCCCTGTCCAAACAGCCCTCACGGAACTTGTTAAACCACAATTCGGTGGGCCATTCTCCATACTTCTCTTTCAGCCGTATAGCGTAGATGTTCAGCTGACGGAGGTACTTTCGGCGTTCTTCTTTGGACTTCCACTTGCCGCGACTTTTGTGGTCACAGACAATCAAGCCGGACTTATTACGGGGGATCAGGTCGATGACGCCGACCACCGGCCTACCACCCAAGGTGGAGTGATATCGCTCCTCTATTCCAAGTATCTCTACTTCATCCCCAATTTGCCCAGGGAAGTCGTTGAAATACTCAAAACCACGCTCGTAATAGCTTTCCTCCAACCGTGGAAATGGGAACCGCTCTGAAATTACCGTAGGATATTCACTCTCATAGAGGCGGGACATATCCCATAATTCGATCTGCTGCCGGAAGTATCTCTCAAAAAGCGAGTGCCCCAGCGACCCCCACTGAGCAAAAGCATTTTCTATGCGATCTTTGCATTGGAGGTATGTAAGGTCGAACATATGTGGGCATTGATCGAAACTACTAACACGGGAGTACGACCAGTCCATAGCGTCCAGAAGAAATGAATTGTCCATCTATCAGAAGGGCAGGTCGTCTTCGTTGGGAGCGCCCATCTCGGCATAATCGTTCTGCGAAGCAGAGGCATTAGAGGAAGGCGCGGAAGGTGCATCAGCGGGATCATCATCCTTCTTTTTGCTGCCGCCGAAGTAAACGCTATTGGCAACGATCTCAGTGGCAGTACGCTTGTTGTTGTCCTTGTCGGTGTAATTGCGCACCTGAATACGCCCCTCGACAACGATCAAACTGCCTTTGGTGAAGTACTTGCCAACAAAATCGGCGGTGCTACGCCACGCAGTCACGTTGATGAAATCCGTCTCGCGCTGGTTGGTGCTCTTGTTCACGATGTCACGGTCAACAGCAACAGAGAAGCTACACACCGAAAGACCGCTCTGTGTCTGCCTGATTTCGGGATCGCGGGTCAAGCGCCCCATAATGATTGCTTTGTTCAGCATCTTACTTTACCTCCAGTTTCTTAATCTGCTCAGCGACCTTTTGGGCCGTGGGGATATCCTTAATGGCGTTGGGGTTTTTAGTACCCGCGATGGACTCAATGACCTTGTAGATCTGCTCCTTCGGGACACCGGCCTCCAGCTTGCCACTGACAATGATCAAGATATCCTGCTTCACGCCGTCCAAGTCGTTCTCCTTCTTCTCGCGGGCGGCGCTGGAAAGCTCCTCACCAGTCCAGAGAGACAACCCGAGGCCGTGCAGTGCCGCACATTTAACCATGCAACGCTTGATCGACTTTTCCACGTCAGCTGAGGTGATGTTCGCCACGGGGATAGACTTGTTGCGGAAATCCATGATTGCCAGACTCTCGGTTTCGGTGTGGCCTTTGATTGTGATAGCAACCTTTACCCATGCAGTCTTGCCGTCCGTGAAATAGCGAACAACGTCGTCACTATCAAAACCAGCATTTTCAATGACCTCGACCTGAGAATCGGGGTAAAGCGTCTTCAGGATCATCCACGCCTTTGACCACGGCAGGTAGATAATTTTGTCCTTTTTCTTTAGGTGCTCCGAGATGTCGTACTCGTTCAGAGTCTGGAACACACTTTTTTCAGACTGGGTTGCCGTCAGCTTTTGCAGCTCATCTTTGAGCTGAGCATTTTCGGCCCTCAGTACCTGCAACTCTGCTTGCAGTTTTTCGTTGTCTGCCATAATTGCCCTCCGTACTATGTATTTTGTTTTCAATCGTTGATCAGAGCAATATTGGTGCTATGCACCAAATACGTCTTACCATCGACTGTGACCTGAATCTGGTCGCCATCCTCGTAATCACGCCACGACTGAATTTTCCCATCAACCACCTCGCCGTTAGGCAAAGAAATAATTGCACGATCGTAGGTGTAGGTTGTGTCAAGGATTTGCCGATTACCGCACGCTGCCAAGGAAGCGCACAAGGCAACGGCCAGCAAAAATGCGCCAATCTTTTTCATAGCTACCTCCTATTCTTTGCTCTTACCTTCTACCAGGTAAGTAGCTTCCATGTCAGCCAAATGTGTCATAACGGCCAGCGGACAAAGCTCAAAAGCGTTACCCATACCGTAGTCACCACCCTTGACCGCACTGTCAAAACTGCCCATATGCCAGCGGATGGCATAAATTTCATCCCGCGTGAGCTTGATATAGCTCTGAAGGATAATAACAGACTTCTCGCCGTGCCCCAGAGGGAGACGGTCTTCTGTTTTGAATGTGGGCTGCATCTCCCAGTCAAACCGGCCCTTGGCGTCATTCTTTGAACCATGCTCACTGTACACCTTGACATTTTTGAAGTCAGAGATGTAATTGTTCACCTTGCACAGATCATGGAATAGGGCAGTAACCGCTACCGTTTCAGGGGAGATACCAAGCTCGGGATACCTTGACACGAACCCCGACAGCTTGTCATAGACATTAAGGCTGTGTTCCAGCAAACCGCCCTTATAGCTGCCATGGAATCGAGTGCTGGCTGGGGCAGTATAGAAATCGGAGCGTTCAAGCCACCCCATCAGCTCCTCCATGCCCGAACGATTGATAGTGGCACAGATCTCAATAAACCGCTGTTTCAGTGCATCCAAATCTACGCCCTTCTTTACGTCATCCAAATTTACCACTCCTTACTATATTTGGTACCCAGGGGAGGGGCGTTGCCCCTCCCGCCAGATATGAGGATCACTCTTCAATAATTTTGAAGAATACATCGGTTCTACGGTTCAGATATGCGTCAGCAGAGCCGGGATCAGCGACCATCTTCGTGTTGCCATTACCCACTGTAATGATACGGTTGGGATCAATACCGCAGGCAATAAGATACTTGGCGACAGCCTTGGCACGCTCAGCAGACAACGCCTGACCAGAATCGCTGTAGTCACGGGCGTTGATATTGCCCTCCACCTGAATAATTGCGCCGTCCAGGGTATTGGCAATAGCCACAAATTCATCCAAGGTGGCATATGCTTCGTCGGGATTTCTGAACGCTGCCATATCCGCCACAAACTCAATGGTAGCGCTCTTGGTCAGCAGTGCCTCATAGTTGATAATCTCTTCCTTCTGCTCCTCGGTCAGTTCAACAGGCTTATTGGTATTGGAAGGAGTAGAGGAATACTTGCTTGCCAGCGGCAGCAAATACTGATTATCGAAAAGGGACATAGCCGCCTTACGGTTTACTGTCTCACCCAGAGACTCCCAGATGTCGCACATATCAGAGTAGACGGAGGGAGCGGTGGAATCCAAAACTTCCTTGTTCTCGGCATAGCTCATCATTTCAGCATCGCCGCACTGAGCCTTAATTTCCTCGTCGGATACACCGGCAAACATGGGCATAACGGCCCGGATGTAATCAAACTCAGTGGTATACATTTCGTTAGCCTGGAAGATGCCGTCAATAAAAGCCGTCACAACGTCTGGGTGTGCCTGAGCAAAATCAGCGCGGAACACAATACCGTCCATAATCAGACTCTTGGATGCCGTAGTCGAGAACATAATGTGCGCATCGCTGTTTTCGGTGGCATAGGACAGGTAGGGTTGCCAAGTAGCAGCCACGTCCAGCTGGCCGGCGAAGAACGCCTCGCCTGTCTCAGACGCATCCTCAAACAGAATCATATTGTCAATGATAGACTGCTTCTCGGTATCGGTCAGATCAGACTTGTTTACAAACCAAGCCACAAGGGTCTGGGCTTCGCTGAAACGAGGGACGCCGATTTTCTTACCGATCAAGTCGTCCACAGTATTGATGTCGGACTTGGCAATGATGCCGTCGCCGCCAGCGCTGTAGTTCGTAAACACCGGCATAACCACATTTAGACCAGCCTCTTGGAACTTGCCAGAGAGGAACGAGGTGCGGTTAGTAGTATAGCCTGCCGCGTTCAGCTCGCCAGTAATCAACGCATTGCTACTGGCGGTGGCGTCGTTGATAATATTGATGTTGACCTTAATGCCCAACTTGTCAAAAATGGAGCCGGGTTGCGTGGTCAAGCCCTGGTTGGCGTCAATGATGGGCTTCCAGCCCACCCATTCATCCAAGGACAGGTTGATCACCGGGCTTGAGGTATCGGTTTTGCCCGCCGAAGGAGTTGTCGTGGGATTCTGGGTATTGCCAACACCGTTACCGCTGCTACCAGGAGCGCTGGAGCTGTTCGGCGTAGACACAATAGGCTTGTTGGGTTCGATGTTGTTCTTGTAGTAGTTGTAGCCGAAGCCGCCGATACCGGCGAGGAGCGCCAGCACGATTACGAAGATCACCACACGGCCAGCAGTAGTCAACTTCATTCTCTTCATGACAGATTACTTCCTTTCTTCTTTGACGGTAGATTTAGCGGTAGTGTTGAGTGTGAAACCAGCACGAGGAGCCGACAAAGCAGGCTGTCCCCCGTACTTTGCGGCAAGGGACTGTAGGTAAGCATCAGACTGAGCTTGTGCCGCGTGTTTCTCAGCCGTTGACATTTTGGTAGACGTGCGGCTGGCGTGTACAAGAATCGCCCCGTCAACCTCTTTGCGAAGATCTTCCGCACCGTCCCGAACGACACCCAAGAGCTTATCGGTTGCGGAATCGCGCCGCAACTCGTCCAGATCACCCAAGAGGTCTTTCATATTGCCCCGCAGCTTCATTTCCTCAACGGTCATGCGGCTTTGCTTCTTCAGCTCACGGAGCTTTTTGTCATATGCCTCATAAACAGTCTGGGCTTCTCTGATCATCGGATCAAGCTCGCGCAGGTACCCTTCCTTTTGGGAAATCTCAAACAAGATTTCTTCGCGTCTGTTTGAGTAGATGGCAGCATCCGCCATATTGCCCGACCTGACCAATGACTCGCACTTCTTCTCAACATCTTGCAGCTCAGAACGGAGCCTATTTAGCTCTCTTTGCACAGAGGCTTGCTCACCCCTAAACCGATTTAGGGTGTCACCAGCCTTATTGTAGCGGTTCTGTACTTCCTCAATGGCCTGCTGGAACACAGCTTTTGCGCCCTCGGGCGTTTTTGCCACATCCTCAACAAAAATATTAAGGAACCCGCCAACAAGCACCCTGATTTTTTGCCGCACGCCGGGAAACACAATCAGGGCAAGCACAAATACAACCGCTGCCGCTCCAATTACCATTCCCATAGTTACTCTCCTTCCTTGCCGGCAACGCCGTCTGCAAACTCCAAAAGCTGGGTGATAGCTTCCTTTTCCCTTTGGATGGCAGCGCTGGAATCGGCACTCTTCTGTTTCGACTCCTGGATTTTTGCCTCAGCACTTTCAATCAGAGACTTCAAGTGCTCAATGTCCGCCTCAGCTTCAGCGATCAGCTTATCGCTTTCAGCCTTGATACTGCTCTCCGCAGTCTCTAAGACATGAACGCGATTCAGGCCATCATTGATGAGGTTGCCCACATTGATCCCGTTGACAGTGAGAATACCAGCAATGGACGCCTGCTTCTTTGCCTTGGTCATCTCTGGGGGCAGGATGTCGATGTAAGCCTTGATCTTGAAGATCGAATCGTCGTCACTCACCCCGCCTTGCTGATAAATAGAGGGAATGACATCCTCATAGGACACCTGGGAGGCGTCAATCTCCGGTACATCCGGCGCGTATGGGATCTCTGACAGGGGTACCGGGGGCGCAACGGGCGGGCCATCGTATTCGGCACGAACCAGCCCCATGCGTTCAAGCAGATTTGCCATGGTCTACAACTCCTTTCGCTTCAAATTTGATTATTTCATCACACATTTTGAACGCTTCGTCCTGGCTGTGTGTTACCATAATGATTGTATTGCCTGTTGCTTCATGTACGTCTAAAATTAGACGCTGCATTTCGGCGCGTGTCCGATCATCTAAGGCTGACAGCGGCTCATCCATGAGTAGATATTTCGGCTGTACATACAACGTCCTTGCCAAAGCAAGGCGCTGTTGCATACCACCAGAGAGCTGACACGGCCATTTGTCTTTGCAGTCACCCAACTCTACTTGGCAGAGAGCAGAATAGGCATTGTCGCGGCTTTCGGTTGTGTACCGTTCTCGCCTATCGCGCTGAGCAATCAACACATTTTCCAAACAGGTGAGCCAGTTGAAATTGCAATATCGCTGATGTATCATGTACACCGGATTGCGTCTGGAAGTCCGATAATACACGCCATCAATACTGACATGGCCTTTAACAGGCGGAATCAGACCGGCAATGGTTTTCAAAAGTGTCGTTTTGCCTGCTCCCGATTTTGCCAAGATACCGTAGATCAGGCCGTCGTCAAAATCCATATTCAGATGCTCCAGGATGGCCTCACCGCCATATCCAATGGATAAGTCATTCAACTTGATCATTGCAGAACCTCCATCGAAAGACTTTCTGAATCAAAATATTTCCGAGCTTGTCAAAAACAAAGCTGAACACCATAATGACGATAATTGCCCCAAACACTACCGCTGTTCGCCCCCTGGCAGAGCTAACGTTGATGATAAAGCCCAGCCCGTATTTAGCATTAGTGGCTTCTACCACAGCGCAGTACGTCCAACCAATGCCATACATCATAAGGAATGTGTTACAAATGGAGGGGAGCGAGGCAGGAAGCAAAATCTCCTTGATTGTCTCCCAGCTGGTCATTCCAATCGTTTTACCGGTGTCCATTAGGTCTTGTGGTACATCGTTGAAACAAAGTAGGATTGACGGCAGTAGGTAAACGAAGGTAGCAGTGAACAAGAATGAAATCTTCATTTCCTCATCAATGCCAAACCAGAGGATCAGGAGCGGGGAGAACGCGGTGACGGGTACATATCGTAGGAACGAGACGACCGGCATGATTGTTTCTTTGAGGGGTTTCACACCATAGATCAGCAACGAGAGGGGTATTGCCACCAGCATAGAAAGAGCTGACGCACTGGTAATCCTCATGAAGGAGTACAGCAACCCCTTCTGTAATTGACCCGTCTCCGCCAGCCCAACGATTGCTTGCCACACAGCAGCAGGAGCAGGAATAAACAGGGGCGTCGTAAAACACGAAGCCACATACCAGATAGCGATAAAGCAGACCAGCAGCACCATACCACGCAGGTTGTTCTTTATGCGTATTTTGACTGAGCTTTTCATCTTGAAACCCCTCTCACAGATCATCCTCGCCCAGCGACTTTATCATGAAGCACTCGTCACAAAAGCAATCGCCGGTCGGTTGGATTTTGACATACTCGCCGGTTATCGGCTGTCCGCAGGCATCACACAGAACAGTGCGGGTATAAACCCCGCCACAATAGGGACAACCACTAAACTGCTCATAGGGTGGAGTGCCCAGCCCATGGCGTTCTTCCCAGCGTCGTGGCTCGTCGAAGGTCTGGCCGCAATCGAGGCAGGTGTACTCGCCATACATCAGCGCTTTACCTTCCACACTGCCGTGTTGCACCCCGATCTGCCGGGACGCCTGCCGACGACCTCAACCACACCCTCGGCCTTCAGTTCTGTCAGGCGCGGCCTGGTGAAGTTCGGACTGTTGGTGGCGATTATGCCATCAGCCACCAGCCGATCGCCGATTTCGTCGGCGGTCATACCCCCAGGATCACCGCTGGTCAGCACATTCAGAATCATAGCCTTACGGTTAGAGCACTTCGGTTTGACCCTCTGGTATGCCTCCCTGCGATCTTTCAGTTCAATGTTCATAGAAATCATCCCTTTCTATCCGACAAATGCCGGTTTGTGTAGGTCGCTTCGTTGGATTTTGTACCAACCAGTCTTTGCTCCACCTCCCCCAGCCTCAGCTTTCAAGGCACGAGCAACAGTTGATCCGTCATAAACACGGTTGGCATCTCCGTTGTAGTCGTTGATATATCCGAGTTGCCTTAACTCATCACTCTCAACTGGACAGTTTTCTGCATCGCTATCAAAAGGGGTATCAAAAGTGGAAAGTGCCTTTTCAAATGCGCCGATACCGGAGAAGAAGGAGCCAACCACCATATCCTCGAAGAGATATGGCATGGCATCATACAACTCCTGCATAATGGCACAAAGCACATCCACCACGATGGAATTTCCCGCCTGTTTGTAAAGCTGGGAGCCGCTACGGTCATTGCCGCCGTATAGATTTTGGTTCATTGCGATCTGCGCTTTATAGAAGTCCTCGTCAGAGAACCCCATCAGCCGCCACGCTTCCAGCTGGGTTAGTTTCCGAACACGGACACCCGCTTCAAGTTTCTCACTGATTTCCATTACTCTTTTGCCCCCCCCCGTCAATGGTGCGAATGGTGCCGCAGACATCATCCTTAAAAAAGCGTACACCTTCGTCACAACGCTGCTCACATACGATTTTCACATTGGTTTCCTCGCTTTCGCATATTTCAATTAGCACATTATCTTTCTGAACTCCCGTCAAGGTGTTGGTACAAAAATCAGGGCGAACTTCCAAGTGCTGAACTATCTTGTCCCCCCCCCGCATATCTTCCACGAATAGCGGCAGGGACAATATGTTTACACATTTCTCTCAACCACTCCTGTCATTTGCTGATTTCCAAAGCCTTTGTAATCACGGGCCAGCAAGGTCAAGGCTGTATCACAGTATCCTTCAAACTGAGTGCCTTTCTTGCTCAGCTTCACGCCGACAAGTGAGCAAGTCCCAGCAGTGACGGTCTGTAGAGCCTCTTCCGCTGGTACGGACTGTGTTACTGATCTGTTTGAGTGGGGGGGGTGATCATGGCAGCTACCTTATCGTCGGACAGGTAGTAGCGTTCGTCAACCTTGTCATCAAGCATATCCACCAGTGCTTTTTTCAGCGGAATCGGAGCGGGGAACTTGAAGTTCCCGTTGTCCATGTCCTTGCGGATAATGACACAATAGACACGCTCACGGTTCTGAGGGATACCATAGTTTTTCGCGTTCAGAACCTTCCAATAGACGTTGTAACCGTAGTCCTCCAGCTCTTTGACAAAGAGGTCGAAAGTAGAGCGGAAACGCGAGCCAGTGATGTTTTTGACATTCTCGTAAATAGCGAAGCGAGGTTCCTTTTCTCTGAGAAAACGTAGCCACTCAACAAGTAGGGAAGATCGGGTCTTCTCAATAGTGGTTGAACCACACTTGGGACAGCAATCGCGCTGATCGTAGCGAGCCTCTAAGGGGTTGTAAATATGACCGCAGTCTTTACAGCTCCATGCAGCCCCCCCCTGTTTGCCCGCTATGCTAAAGTCCTGACACGGACTCCCACCGAACATAACGTTGAAATCAGGGACAACCGTCTCATCGGCCTGGGTTATATCGCCGATGTTAAGACTCGGATCAACGCCATGAACTGCGCAATAGCTTTCTGCGGCGTACTTATCAAACTCGCAGAAAAGGGCAGTCTGATAATTCAATGGTAACTCCTCCTGAACTATGTATTTTTGTTTCTTTGGGGAGAGATGTGAGGGAGCAATGTGAGCATCCCTCACTTCCCCTTTATTGTATCACACTATTTTCACACTGTCAACTATGTATTTTTGCTTCAATGTGATTTTTTATTCTGCTCTTACCCCTTATCCATAGCTGACATCCTTCTTATCAGTTCGTAACGTCTCAAAGGTTGGAAATCGTAAGCTATGAGCTTTGGTTTTCTTATCACTGGAAATCTCTTTATACTTAACTTCACAAAGAACTCCAATCAGCTCGTCCCGATGTTTCCAAAATTTTACACGTTGCTCATCTGAAAAGCCAGAACCAACATTGACTGGATTACCCTGACCAATCACTCCTCATCCAACCTTAGAAAGTTCTCACAAGTTTCATGACATACATCACGGACTACATGATCATCAACATCGCAAGTATCCACAAAACTTGGATAGCTTTCACTACAAAAGGCACAGTTAAAACAAACTTTGTCCTCTTCCATACTTAATTTGCCCTCCATTGAGGATTGATTTCAAACCCCACAAAATCTCGACCACACGATAATGCCGCTTCCATAGTGCTTCCACATCCTGCAAAGGGATCTAACACGATATCACCAGGGATACTTGAATTTTCAATATAGAATCGCAATAAATCAACTGGCTTTTCACACGGATGACGCTTCCCTCGAACATTCGCAAATTGGTGAACTGTTTTGCTCGCTCCAATGTTATTGACGTATTTTGCTTTACCTTTACGAAGGAAGAGAATATACTCACAGTTCTTCATGTAGTATTGTGAAGGAGTACAGTTATTCTTTTCCCAGACCAAAACATTGTGTAGCTTAAATCCTACGCTTCTTGCTGCTGCCAGCATCTCCTCCAAATTGAGTACATTAGTAAATATGTACGCTTGAGTGTTGTCTTTTAACGCAGCGTATACCTTTGACATCCAATCAGATGGTTTTAATTCTGTTTGATAATCAAACAGTTTTCGGTTCCCGCCCAACATCCCCTTTGGACGAACAGAGTTTTTACCATCAGAGTCCCCACCCGTAATTGTTTTATATGGTGGATCTGTTACAAGTAGATCCGCGACTCCTTTAATCCGATCAAGAGCTTCCATTGCATCACAGATTTCAACTTTGTTCAAATAAAACCTTCGATAAAGAGGACAATTATCTCCGAAGAATGTACCATCTGATAAACAATTACAACTACCATCTTTACAATGTACACAGTCATCATGTATACAATTATTCGATTGTGTAACCATTGAATTTACCTCAAAAACAGTACATAGGCATAGGAGTGAGCTTGTGAAGGTTGTGGGCGTGTAGGTCGGAAATTCTCTTGTCGATATCCATAGAACCGGACGTACCTTTGCTGATATAATTATCAAGCTGGGCATAGGTAAAGCCAAGGTTATCTTCATCTGTCTTACCGCACAGGCCGTCAGACGGAACCTTATCCACCAAGTCAACAGGAATCCCCAGCTCATAGCCAATTTGGATCACTTCATGCACCATAAGATTAGCAAGAGGGCTGAAATCTCCGGCGCTGTCACCAAATTTCGTAGAGTACCCCACAAAGTCTTCAGAGCGATTACAGGTATTAGCTACCCGCCCACCATTAGAAAGAGACTGAGCAACAGCATAGAGTGTAGCCATGCGGATACGAGCAGGCAGGTTCGTTTTTGTCTGCTCACTAACGTCCATTTTAATACGGAGTCTGAACAAAATGGAGTCAACAGGACTCTGGATATTTACCAGATACGACCGGATACCAAGATGCTCCACGATCCGTTTACTGTCCTCGATATCAGCCTGCTCCCCACACGGCATAAGGACGCCAACTACTCTTTCCTTCCCTAGAGCTTCAACACAGAGAGCAGCGACGACACTCGAATCTTTGCCACCAGAAATGCCAATCACAGCGTCACAGTTGGGGCCGTTCACATTGAAATAGTCACGAATCCACTTGACAATCTCATCCTTGGTTCGCTTCGGATCGGACAACATTAAAACTCACCTCCATGGAGATTTTTGCGTACCTCGCCCAAGGTAAAAACACGGAGCATCTGGCCGTTTTTGAACACGGGGACCAGCCAGTTTCCAGGCATATTAGCCTGCGCCCATGTCAAACCATCTTGGTACTGATAGGTGTCGCTGTGGAAGTCATATATAACACGGCAACACCCACGCTGGGACTTCTTAAAATGACTGCTATCGGTCTTGGGATTCTTGTAAATCATAATGGGCTTGCCCTTATAATCCTCAGCATAAGTAGCCTTGACAGCGATGCCAAAGGTATCACGGGTATAAGGCGCATAAGCCTTGCTATTACCGTCCGTTGTCTCCAGACACTGCATGGAGAAGGAACCAACACCCAACGAGACGTTGTCGATAGCGAACCCACGCTCCATGAGAATCTGATAGATCGCCTCGCAGCGCTGTGGAGTAATACTATCACCATAGAGTGCCTTAACGTGCGGATCAAGAACTTTGTAGCCCTTGCTGTTTACAGTGCCGCCAAAGATATCCCACAGTTTGAACACGGTCTTAGTTACGACCTCTACGGGGTCGCCACTATCTCCACGAACGGCGAGACACCCATCATGTGCCAGAACGTCGTCCTTGATCTGAGGAAGAATATTGTCTACCAGGTTCCAGTAGTCATAGCTGTCACTGACCATAGAGAAGTTCTGGTGCGGATAAACCTCTTTCAACAGACGCTTGATGTGTGTTACCTCATCACCGTCCACAGCGTAGTTGGAACACATGACACTATGCTCAGTGGACAGAGCACCGTAAGCCACAGGCTCATTCTCAACACGGCAGGCATAATTCTTTTCCAGCCAGAGGATGGCCGGCACAGTGGCCGTATTCAAAAAGCTCAGGCAGAATGCAGCAGAACTCTTGGTGGCGCTCTCAACACTTTCCTGACCACGCATAGAAAAGTCGCCCAGGAGCTTTGCCCGCACCACGCTGTCGTCGCAGGTGATATCAGCAAACTCGTTGACAATCTGCCGATAACGGTATCCCACCTCAGCTGAGATCTGAGTGTGCCACATGGAGCAGGACAGCATAGTTTCAATGCTGTTGACCAACCAGACAAAGTGGGGGTTGGTATTCGAGATTTCGATTTGCGGGACATGGATGTCGGTGCGAGTACCCTCCGGCACAGCACGAATCATAAGGGGCAGGTAGCCCAACTCGTGAAGCGCTTTCACACGACCATAGCCAACACCAACTGTGCCAATGGTACAGCCCAGAATCCGAACGTACTCTTTCATAACCTCGCCGAGAGGACGGTTGAAAAAGTAGGTGTTGAACGCCTCAATCAGGTATTCCTGAATAAACGCCTGCAAACCAAACATCGTGATCTTATTCACGTCAGGCAGGCGGGTCATACGGGGCGTGTAGTAGGATACCATTTTGGTCAGCGTTTCAGGATACTGCTCCGCGTGCGCTGTCTTATAGAAGTCCAGGCACAGCAAAGGATTGTATGAAATCATTGTTTGATACCCTCTTTCAGTCAATGATGGAGATTTTTTCATGGGAAGCGCGAAGGATACTACTGGTAGTGAACACGCGGGAGATCATGCCGTCTGTCAGCACATCACCTTGCAAAATGGTGTTTTCACAATGGCTGACATAAAGGAAGATTTCTTTTGCCCCAGCCTCTTTCAAAGCCTTAGCGGTATGGGTGAACGTACCGCCACGAGAGCAAATATCATCTACGATCAAAACGTTCTGCCCAACAACCTTCCATGAGTCAGTCAGCTCCAAACGCTCAATTTTGCCGGTACGCCAATCGCGGTGCTTGATACAGAACACATAGTCCATCTGGAACATAGCAGAGTACCGCTTGGCTGCACCCTCGTCGGGGTAGCACAGCAAAACATTCATGTTGCGCTTGCCGTTCAGTTCGTCGATCACCGACTCAATACAGTCATGGGCTGCAATAGTCTCGACATGGTTAATCAAAGCCTCAGAGACATTAGAATGGGGATCAAATACTTGGACATAGGAGAAATGCAGGCTGTTGATAAACTCCGCAAACCATTTGAGGGTGAAAACCTCATCGCAGTTTTTCACACGATCCATACGCGCATTGGGCACATATGGCATATACAGCCCGATTGGAGTATTCTCCCCATTGTTGGCCCGGATATGATGAACAAGGTTCCAAAGCAACATACACTCGTGGTCGCCATCATACTTCCAGTCAATCTTGTAAGCGTCGTCTCTTGCGTAAAGCCGCAAAGAGCAGGTTTTGTCTGGGAAGGATGTAGGGGAGAGCTTTTCACCATTTACCGTAAACATCTCAGCCCTCCCAGTTCTCCACATTGATCTGGCACACCTTCATAGCGACCAAAGCATTGGCATGGCTTTCAGGGGTTACACCAGCACAGCAGGCAGCATCAACAGTGATCTTCACCTCTGGCAGAAACGCTTTGATAAGCAAAGCGTTGGAAATAACACAGATATCGGTGCAGAGGCCAATCACAACCACCTCATCTACACGCTGCCGCTGAGAAAGAGTATCCAGGCACTCGCCCAGATCAACAGAGGCGAAAGTGTCCTTCTGGAATACCGACACACCTTTGTGAAAGTCAATAGCCGCATGGCTGACAGCCGTAGCCACAGCATCGTGGAGTCTCCATCCCGCCGTCTCCTCAATACAGTGCTCAACAGGGAGCAACTTGCCCTCCTGAGTCTCCAGATAATTGCGCTGGTGCGTATCCTTGGTAATGTAGATTGCGTCGCCATCAAACTGGTCGATTTTCTTAACGACGTTATCAACAATAGCCTGTGCTGCCGGCGTCCCAAGGGCACCATCAATGAAATCGTTCTGCATATCTACGATCACAAGAACTTTCATCGTAATCACTCCTTCAGAATGAGCACTCACACGGTAGGTTATCATCATCTTTAATGAGCTTCCGTGCGACTGCCCAGAATTTTTGAGGTTTGGTTTTTTCAGTGGGCGGCAACGCCTTTTCTTTGAGCTTGGCAAATTCCGCCTCAAATTCTGAAAGAAAACCTTGCTTTAGAATACTGTACCCGATTGCATCCTCAGCTTGCTTTGCCTTTGCCCATATCTCAGGGTAGAGGCAATACACAATAAACCAGTGTTGTTTACCAGCTTTTAGGCAACCGGTACAATTTGCATGGTTGAAAATGCTGTAAGGTTTTGGACGATCAATCCCAACCTCTTCAATCTCATAGATCGTTCTCGTTTCCCAAGTCAACGGATACTCAGTCTGATAACCCATAGCAGCCATGATGCCGACTCTACGCCGGATGCGGTGCTGCTCATTGGCATCAAAACCGTATACCAAGGAAATGTCGTCTCGGATTTCTGGAGGATTTGCGGGATAATGCTCAGCAAGCCATTTATGGAATGGCTCAGTTTTCAGCCTATTGGTGCAGAGAGCGGTAGACTGTGCGCCGCACTTGAACGCTTTGATCTCCATGCACACATCAAACTGATCTTTGGTTTCCCATCCGGGCATATTGGCGTATGTGATAGGAACGCCCAGATAATCCGCAACCTCATTTTTGAAACGCTTGATGTCTTTGTCTTCGGTACGGGGACAAAGATCATGATTGAGTAAAATCGTGTTCTCTGCCCCGTACTTTCTGACTACTTCCACGGCGGCAATCGCAGATGAATGACCGCCAGAAAAACAAACGATGTGCTTCATACCGACCACAACCATCATGGCTGAGGCCAGCTGCCTAATCCTCCCATGCTACTCGCCCAAAGACTTTCACGCTGCAACAGGCAGCTTTACCGTATGCTTACCAATCTCATACGAACCTGGTTTACCAGGATTGGTATTATCCCCTTTCGTTGTTATTGGTTTGAGTGCTTTTGAAATACTTGCTGATAGTGGTGAGGGTCGCGCAGACCAGGGGTTTGTCTCTCATTACCAACACCTCCTTTCTGCTATAAATACAGATGCAAACTTGGATCTGCTAACCAAGATATCATCTGTTACTCCAACCATCGGTTATCCATGTAGAAAAATCCACAAAGACAGACGGCGATTAAGAAAAACCAAAAGACCCAAAAGACAACCAATAGCGCACCGGATTCGAGATGCTTCACCACTGTATCTATGGTCTGATTCTCATAAAACGGGGTATCATCTGAGATTGTTCCGCCACGGAGTTCAGTGAAAATAGTTCCCGTGAAATATGTTTCAACACCATAATACTTATACCGAACACGACTGGATTCTTTGATTGTGTCAATGTAGTGATCGCCTGGGATGTTGATTTTATTTGTGTCAAACACAACACCCAAAAACGAGATCTCTTTACAAGTTAGGCTGTCACTTCTGGCATAATCCCACGTCCAATAGGTTTCCGTGGTGTAATAGGTCTGGGATTTTCCATTTACAGTTCGCGTATGCGCAACTTGTCTGGTGTGCTTATTGTAATGCTCTTCTACCTTTTCGACATACATATACGCTCCGCCAATCTCTGGGTAAGTGACAGTATCAACTGCCAATAAATCCCCGTAGACAAATGCGTTACCGATGTCCGTTCGCATCCCATACTCGAAAAGTTCAGATGTTTCAATTTTCACTGCCTTATTGTACTTCTCGTTCGTGTCCATCTGATAATCAGAAACTTTTCCTCCAATCAGAACACCGATAAGCAGCATGACAGCTATGATTGAAATGCTTGCCATAACCTCTCTTTTGGTTATCTCAAAACATCCAAAATCGAATAGGACACCATCTCGTCTGCGTCGCCTCATATATCAGTCACCAAATAGATTCTGAGGGGCATCCACCGGAGCGTTGTAGTCAAGGTAGGCAAAATCCGCTACGTCATAACCAAGGATATCAAGGAACCAGCGAGTCGGGAACTTGCGAACATACCTGTTGTATTCTTTTACCTGCTTGTTATAATTGGAGCGATACTCAGCAATCAGGTTTTCGGTGATGGCAAGCTCGTTCATCAGCTCCTTATAATTCTCGTTTGACTTCAGTTCAGGATACGCCTCAGATACAGCAACAATGGCCGTGGTGACATTCTCGATGTCACCAGCAGAGCCACGCCCCTCAACGATAGCCGTAAGGGTGTCGGCTTCATGCTTATCGTACTGCTTTACACAATCGGCAAGGTTGTAAACCAGATCGACCCGGCGTTTCTCCTGCACCTTAATATCCGAAGATGCAGTATTCACCTGCTCTTCCAGAGAGTAGGCCGTATTTTGAGCGCCTTGTACACAAAACACAGCAAGCAGGATGACCGCGATAACGCCAGCCGCAGCAATGGCAATCGCTTTCCAGTTGATAGATGATTTATTCATGTTTTTCTTCCTCCTTATTAAAGGCTTATTCTATTGGGACTCCAATGTACTCAAGCACTCGCCGCATACCCAAGCCATGTTCTTCCCATGGCTTCATACAATAATTCCAGAGTTTCGGGTGAGTAACCTTTAGTCGCTGGAAACGGTTTGGAGCCTTTTCCAAATGAGCACCAAAGGCACAAAAGACACAACCAGTACGTTTTTCTCCGGTTGTTGTCCACCCCCCCCCGTCAGTCTTGACGATCTCGCCATAAACCGAGGCATAGGGAATTTTGTAGGTATAGAGATATTCAAGTACATCGTCCTCAGTCCAGAATGACATAGGTTGAGAGCTGGGCTTTTTGGCAGCAAAAGCGTTACACCCCAAACGCAACCAAGTAGCACGACGGGATCGGCTTTCGTCTGCCATTGTCGCAATGATAGGCACTCGCCCGGTTTCTTTGGAATATTTCTTCATAGGCCGCTTTTTCATGACGGCACAACACCGAGCAGACACCTTAAAGGGTGCGTTGAGCAGATAGCACCATTTCTCACAGTTGAACTCTGAAGGAGTCCCGTTGCTCCGCATAATTTCGCCATGTAGCTCCTTCCAGCGAAAAGACCCTGGCTTATGACCGTATTTCACGGCGTCAGCCACACGTTTAGAAACAACAGGGTATCCGTACTTCTCAATGACCTGCCGGAAATTCATCTCAGGTTTGATAATGGTGACATTTTCGCAACTCCTGGCAAATGCTCTAACTTCTGGAAACTCCAATCCAGTGTCCGAAAATACTGCTGGCACATCAGGATAGATGCGCCGTACAATATCAAGGAGAACTGTTGAGTCCTTGCCGCCAGAAAAAGCCACATAAACCTTGCCATCGTAGTGTTGGTACCACTCAATAATTCTGGCCGTGGTGATCTGGATTTTACGGGAAAGAGGTAGGCGCTGCATTTCTTCTAATTGCTCTCGACTATGCAAAACACCCACCTCCCCAATTCCCGTTATTGTCGTCATCATTCGATCTTGTCAGTATGAACAACAGCCCCAACACCACGATTGGAATGATAACGCCCTCCATAGCTTACTCCACCATTTCAGGCGCTCCCTGATCCGTAGGAGCAGGCAGGGCGGCGGGCGTCTCAGCTGCCGGCAAAGCAGGAGCAACAGACGGCTTATACTCGCCAGTGTGCTTCAACCACTCGTTGATAACCCGGTTGAAGGTGTTGTCGTTACCCATGTACTTCTTGAGCATAGCAGTGGTCAGGCCAGCCTCAGCGCTGAACACATCTCCGGGCTGACACTTCACCACAGTCTTGGTACCGTCGTTCCAGTACACAATGGTGGCCGGGTTGTTGAAGATCACATTCGTAGGCAGCGGAAGGGGAGCGGGTGCAGGCGGGTTGTCCCTCATGTGCTGCATGGCAGCGTTCCAACCGTCAGCGAAACGGTCACGCTCACCATTAGGCGCAATGATGGGGGGGGGTACCACCCAACGCCTCAAGCAGAACACTGATCGGATTGAATGGCTCAACGTGGATGGCCTCCGGCTCAAAAGCGGGACGCATAGAGATCTGATACTGATTCGGGTTCATGATTGTTTCCTCCTATTTCATTTAGTGTGCGTGTCGATCACAGTCATTCAAGACCGCAACCTGCTTCCAGATATCTTCACCGAGCAACCGCCGCACTTTACGAGCGGTTTTGTTCGGGTTATCTGACTTTTCCACTACATACGGCCACATATGCCAGCGAATCAAAAGCGCAACCATCAGGCGTTGGTCATTGCTGAGATCGCTGGTGTAGCAGAAACTGTCATAAGCGCCCACACGCTCATGATGATAGTAGTGGGCAATATCCGTGGGGTTGCCTTTAGTGTCATAGAACACTTTGGTTTTTTCCTTGCCGATATCGTGCAAGAGAGTGGCACGGAGCAGACAAGCATCGTAGTCCTTATAGTGGCTGATCAGGTATTGCCATGCCGCCATACAATGCTGACCGACTGTGTATGTATGGTGGGGATTATCATGCTCCAGCTTGGACAGATGGCTCATAAAGGTTTCTAACCGGCCATAGTAATCCTTTATGTCGCCAAAAACCCAAATTTCGTCCCATCCTTCTGCTTTCATAGGAATGTCGATTTTCTCATACATTCTACGAATTACAGACCTTGGAACAGAGCGCTCTCGGTTGGCATTGCGCTCTATGCACTCCTCATACGGAGTGGTCAAAAAGACACAGACCGTTCTAAGGCTGGGGAGCTTCATCGCGTTTACCTGCTGCAAGAACTCCATACGACGCTTGTAGTTGATATTGGTGGCGTCATACACGACATTCTTGCCGCTTGCCAGATCATTCAGCACTCGCTCGTGAAGCGTCTGGAACACCAGCTCTTGTTGGTCTTGCCGGTTCTCGTCACCCAAGATTTCCGCACGGATTGCATCGCTGGAATGGATGATGGTATTGGGGAAAGTCCTGGCAGTGAGTGATTTACCACTACCGGGCAGGCCAACCATCATGTAAAACGTTTGCAACTTGATCACCTCTTTGAATCTCGTTCAGGAAGCTCCTTTTGAGAATTTCAACCGTGGCCGTTTTCAGCACCTCGTCGGCGTGCTCATTGATAATGGCCGGAACAGCCTCCATATACTGCTGCTTATCCTCAGCCATGGATTTGATCGTAACATTCATCAAAGCACGAGCTTCGTCCAGGGAGTAACAACCCTTCTTTACATCTTTCAAATAATCACGCTGTTTGCTAACCAAGCAATCAGCATAATTTTCGCCGGCCATGTATCTGGTCATAAACTCCCGCAGCCTCAAAGCATGATGGAGTTGCTTCGGATCATATCCATACACTTTGATTTTGTCGATTGTGGCAGGGTAGGGGTGCTCCATTGCTTTCTGCTTCTCGTAAGCCATACCCATAATGCACCTCATACCAGCATAATTGTTGTAGCGGGCAATCTCCTCTCGGGCATCTAGCACCGGCTGAAGCAGATCCTCATACATAGGATTGATAATGCAGTAGGGAGTAAACAGGATTTCGACGAAGTTGACATTCTGCTTTTTGAAGCAGTCAAACATGAGCCGAATATCCTTGAAATCTACGTGCTCATCATTTTCCATGATGTGGGTCGTACTGGTTGGTTTTCTGTTCCAAACAAAGTCGGAAAAACTGGGAAGCAAGATAGCTTTGGTATCAATGTCACTTCCCTCATAATCAAGGTTATAGTTTTGGGAACCTTGCAGAAAGAGGCCGACCCACCCCCCCCCTACAATGTTCCAGGACGGGAACCAAGTGTTCCTGCATACGCGCCATAATCTTCTGGCGCTTCTGCTCATCCTGAGTTAATACTGTCATCGTCGAATCTCTCCTTATTGATGCAGTCCCGGATTAGCCTCCGGTACATGGTTGAATCATATTGCTCCATCGCCGCCCACGGAATAATCCTGGCGGTTAGGTATTCTGCCGTTACGTCACCAGATACATCATATAAACGCTTGCCTATTGCTTGAACAAAGTGATTTTCCACTGGAAGATACATCGTCGTCCCGCCAAAGCGCTCATTGAGGATAAAGGCGAACCAGTAACAGCAACCGTAAAGAAATGTGTCCTGAGCATCCTTAAAATTGCTAATGAAGTCAAGGATGGCAGAAACATTTAAGTTAGTCTCCATTCCACACACCATCTGGGCGCATTTGCGCAAATGCCAACAGACTATGCAGGGGTTTCATTGCATTTACCTTTGTTGGCATCCAGTAACCGGTCACACCCTGCTTCTCATATTCGGCCTGCTCCTCATCAGAAAGCTCCTGATCGGAGTTTTTCAATACAGCGATTGCGTTTTTGAGCACCGGGATACTCTCAGCTCCTGCCATGCCGTAGATAGAACGAATACCGCTCCACTCTCGCTCCGGGAAAACACCTTCCATGCGATACCATCTGGCGTAGTTATAGGTGATGTTTAACTCCGCCTCACGAGTACCGCCTATGGCATAGGTGCCGCCCTTAATCTGATGGGGAGCGTCCAGTAAGAGAGTTTCTTTTGTAACGGGATCAACCAATGAGATATCGTAACTCAAAGTAACCCGCCTCCTTTGAACTATGTATTTTGCCTCAAATCACGGATACATAGATTTCAGCCTATGCACTGTGTTTGCAATGACTTCAGCTGCCTGCACCATATCGACATAACTGGGCGCAAACCCCATAGAGATTCGCACAGTGCAAGCCGCATCTTCATTGGAAATCCCAACCCCTTGCAAAACGTGTGAAGGTTCAGAACTGGCCGCACTACACGCAGAGCCAGCAGAGATATAAACATCCTGCTGATCCAACAGCAACAAAAGTGATTCACTGTTCACGCCGGGAATCGTCATGCTGATAATATTTGAAGGGTAATTCTCTGTGTCGCCGTTGATTTTGAACTCCCCATACATATTTTTACCAAGCTCAGTCAAAAACACAGAGCGATGGTAGCTCCACAACTGCCTATTGACCAACAGTCGGCCAGTTACGATCTCGGCGGCTCTACCGATGCCCACAATTCCGGGTACGTTCTCTGTGCCGCCTCGCATCTCTCGTTCTTGTCCACCACCAACGATCAACGGATGTTTTCGGATAGAGTTACTGATGTACAGCACGCCAGTACCCAAAGGAGCGCCGAATTTGTGACCAGAGAGCGAAAGAAAGTCCACATTGCAATCATGAACGTCCATAGCAACATGGCCTGCTGCCTGTACCGCATCTGTATGGAACAGCACATTGTACTTTTTGCAAAGCGTTCCGATTTCTTTAATGGGGTTGACCGTTCCCAGCTCATTATTCACCCACATAATGGAGACGCCGCCAACTTCTTCACGATGAAGCTGGAGCAACCGTTCCAAGTCGTCAAGATTAACTGAACCGTCACGATAAACCTTGACATACTCTGCACGGTGGTAGGAACTGTGTTCAATCGGCTCGATTACAGAATGATGCTCAATCTTAGTGGTTAAGATAATTGGCCTCTGCACAACTCTGTCTTTAGCACATTGCAACCATGTGTTGTTGGACTCTGTTCCACCAGAAGTGAAAAAAATCTCAGAAGGTTCAGCGCCAATCATCCGCGCCACTTGTTTACGGGCTTTCTCAACAGCGTTACGGGCTTTGACGCCTTGGGTATGAATACTTCCAGGGTTGCCCACTCGCTCAGGCTGGAACCATGGCAACATGGCTTCCAAAACCTCTGAGAAAGTAGGAGTTGTGGCCGCGTTGTCCAGATAGATCATTTTACACACTCCTAACAGCAAAGGAGGTTTGAACAGGAACGGTACAATGCGTATGTTCTCTATTCAAACCTCCTTGTCGCTATGTATTTTTGGCTCTAAGTGAAAATTACAGGCCGCAGAACATCGTCCACCGGCTGATACCGCTCAGCATTGATCGCCTCCAACAGGCAATCATAGGGATCGAGCTTGCCGCTCATAACCATCTTGGCGACATTGGGAGAAAAGCCACTAACCAGGGCGACCCCCAAATCGTTCTCCTTAACAGGGATGGTGCCAGTACGGGAATTGACATTCCAGAACACCAGACGAGGAAGCTGGTATCCGGCGTCAGCATATCGCTTGGCGATCACCTCAAACAGGGTAGAAGTAGGGGCCACACAGCTACTGTACCCCCAGCTGTAGCCCCTACGAGGCTGAGCGTTGGTAGTGGCGCAGCTGTCAAACTCCATATCAGAAATGATAAGGATATTGGCCGGCAACTCGCTCTGCTCCATGTGCTTGTTAATTGCCGTGGTAAGAATCAGGTCAAACACCGCCTCGACGTTGGTGTTGGCAACTTCGTTATGAGTTGCCGCAATCCTCAGCTTTTCGCGGAGATTCTTCCCGTGGCTCAAATCCACCAGCTGGGGACGCTCAGAGAAGGTGATATACTGATCCTTGAACTGGCCGGAGGAACGCTCAGCAAAATAGATCGCCAGTGCGTTTGCGACCTCCAGAGCAGACACGTTGGTACCACCCACGTTGACACTCATACTGCCGGAACCATCGGCCACCACGATGGTATTGCCGCAACCCTGCACCATGTCAGGCAGGTTTTTCCACAGCATTTCCAGATTGCTGTCAATGCCGCTGCCAGCACGACGATACTGATGCACGATATCATGAGGGAACAGAACAGAAGCGTTGATCTTCGCTTCGCCCTTCTCAACCGCCGCCAAGAACGCCCGCCGCCGATCCTCGTCGTGCCGCAGGAACGCACTGTTATACTGCAGGTTGGCACGGGAGGGGACACGCTGATAGTCAATGCCATCCCAGTTCTGAGCCGACATATCCATCTCAACCACCTTCAGGTGGCGGCACAGAGCAGACAGCGTGTGCTGGTAGTCACGCTCGGTCAGGTTAAGGTATCCCCGCAACATCGTGGCATAACGCCGCCTGTCCTTGTTCCGGCACTTGCATCTCGGCATCCACTTCGCCAGCAGAGAAATGGGCTGGTTCTGCTCATAGAAGTGGTTGTCCTCAGTCAGCTGCAAAGATACGTTGTGCATGACCTCATCGGCCACCGGCGTGTCCAGCAGGCACCACAGGTCGTCCCAGCGTCCATACTCAGGGATCAGCTTGACGATGGGCCGGACGTACTCGGGGAACTCCTTCGCCATCGGCACCATGCAGGCGCGGAACAAGCGCCGCTCACCCAGGCCACCGCGCACATCACGCGCATAAAAGAGCCATTTCATTGCCGTCAGCTTATCCTCGAAGAATGCCTTGGAGAAGCGATTCTGGATATCCTTCTCACTGGCGCTCCGCAGAGAGGCCACAGCAAAGTTCAGATCCAGCAGCGACCGGCCCGTAGTGCGGAACCCGACCGCGCCGTTCTCAGTGACAGAACGCTCGTCGTTGAGAGTGCTCTTGAGTCCATCCATAAAGTTGCTCATTGTCTCTTACCTCCTAATTTTGAGATACCCGGAACACGTTTGTCGTTGTTGCTGTTTGTGTTCAGAGAATGGAGCGGCAGGCAGGAATCGAACCTGCGCATGGCGGTTTGGCTTTGTCCGAAAATTGCTGTTAGCGAAATTTTGCACTTCGCATTTCGACGACCGCTGTGTTACCACTTCACCACTGCCGCATGAACGCCGGGAGCAGGAGTCGAACCTGCCACCTGTAGATTAAATGTCCAGAATGTACATTCTGTCGGCGGTACCGTCCGATACTGCTCTACCGCTGAGCTATCCCGGCATAATTGCTCGTCTTTCCGAGCGGTCATCGGTTCCCACTTATCGTTGTCTGCACCGAAAATTTGGCCCCCGCTGGTTTAGTTGGTTATACGCCCAAGAAACCAGAAACAAAGCGTTTTGTGCCAAGGGTGGGACTCGAACCCACGACCACGGGATTAAAAAGTCCTTTTTAAAAATTGCTGTAAGCGTTTCCTTGGATACGCATTGATACGTGCTCTACCGACTGAGCTACCCTGGCTTATCATATGTGTGGGCGAGGATTTTCACCTCGCAAAGCGTCTTCTGCCGTTTGTGTGCGCACACTCCGGGCGGTTCTCACGCCTGAACCACTTGCGTCTACATATTCCGCCACCACACATATAATCCTGGCTCTCACAGGTGGGAGTAGCACACTTCCCAGACGTTCCGATTTGCACGGTTACTACACTTATTTTACGTCCTTTGCTGAACACCCTTAGACGGCCCCTTGTACTTCGAGGACTTCCAGCCACTTACTCCCGACACAACGCTGGCGATTGCATCTTCGTGAAAAATTAACTTGCCACTGATTGGACTCGAACCAATGACGGCCTGAACATTGTCTTGCAGCGCTCTACCAACTGAGCTACAGTGGCATATGATGCGGGCGGGAGGACTCGAACCTCCAACAAACTGATTTTTCCAAAGAAATTGCTGTTGGTGTCATACCATGACACACTTTGTATTGTCGGTTGCTCTACCACTTGAGCTACGCCCGCATATTGCCGCGCTTACACGGCAGTAGTGGTCGTTCCCACCGTCATGCAAAGGAGATTTGATTGTATGCACCGTTCCCAAACGGCTGGTGCAGGGAGTAGGAATCGAACCTACGACTTACGGTTCCCCAAGAATTTTGCTGTTAGTGAAATACCCGTTCCACATTTCTTATACCGCCGCTCTATCCACTGAGCTATCCCCGCATATCAGGGGCTTTTTAATTGCTGTCTGTGTCATCTGAAACACATTGGAAACGGAAGCCCCTATAAACCGCTATATCCATGAATGGCGTTCGCCAGATGTGTAGTGGACGCATTTTGTTTTTCAAATTTATGAATGATTTGCTGTTAGCGTCCATATGTTGTTCAAAAATCATCAGATCGAATGTACGATTGGTTCATCCGCTACCAGGGCTTGTCTCGTGCTTTATTCATGCAGAGCCTCCTTAACTGCGTCCCAATTTTCCGCACTTTTGTGAGCGGTTCACATTTTGTCGGGGCACCGCCCCATACATTTCAGCCGAATACATTTTTCCATAGATAGCTCAAATGGTCTGGTCGCGTACTCTGTTCACGGCACGAACCTCCTTTCTGAGAATCGCTATGACGGCTTTGTGGGGAGCTGCGGAGTCGAACCGCAAGCAAAAGATTTCAAGTCTTTTTATGTAAAATTGCTGTAAGTGTCCGCCGTCTATTACACTGTAATGCTGCCTACCAGACGCTTCCCATATGCGCCTGTCTTTCCAGGCTGTCAGCGGTCTTTCCCGCCGTCAAAGAGAGAGAGAGAGAGAGAGGAGGTGCCAGAAGTTCTCCACATTGTTATGGACTGTGTGGATGCACTGTCCTGGCGAAGGGGATGGGACTCGAACCCATACGCCCTTTCGGGTTACTGCCGGTTTAGCAAACCGGGGCCTTACCAATTAGGCTTACCCCTCCATGGGCTTCATAGGACGCATTGTGTCAAAGAAAAATTGATATTGTAAAATGGCTGTTAGCGTCCCAATCTCATTGGTTACTACTCCGCGCTGCTGGTATCCAGGAGCTTTGCGAAGTTAGAAATGATAGCGGTATTGTTGCTCCGCTGTTTGGACATAGCCGCACGAGTCGCGGCCAGCTCCTGAGCGTAGGCGTCGATCTCAGACAATGCACCGTCGATCTGCTGGTTGATACCCTCCAAATCGTTGATAGTGCGGGTCACGAGGTCAACTGCCTCGTTTGCTTGTCGGGCCAGCCGAGCCACCTCGTTCTGCTTTTCCATGAGAATGTCGTGCGAGATGGGGGGGGTAGGCGCTGACTGCTTGCTGAATAGCATACTGTTCATCTCCTTTGCTATGTATTTTTGTCTCTATTCTATTAACTAAATGGCCGAAGCCATTTAGTAAAATAGTTGCTTGTAGAGCTTGAAGTCCTGGATACGGGACATATGCGCCACTTTGTACTTTTTGGCCTTACCGGTGAAGTCCTCGCAAAAGACCTTGGAAGCAAATACCGGATCGCTCAAATCGAACTTGACGCTATCACATTCCAGTTGATAAGCCCGGAAGAAGATACCAGACTGACGAATCACGTTCAGCTCTAAAGAATACTCGCCATCCATCACTTTGTTTGCACGAGCTACCAGATTCACCACATCAATCGGCTTAACGTGATCTTTGAATCTTGTACGGATCAGATACTCAGAATAGGGGTAGGTGTGAAAGACACGGCCTTTGGCCTGCTGATAATAACCCTCTGCGTCACGCATTGCCGTAAAGAACTGAAGGACGTGGAATGGAGGTGTAATCTTCTCACCTCTTATGATAATCCCATCGTCAAGAACATTCTCTTTTCGATAATCAGCAATTTCTTCCTTTGTCAACCCATACCAAGAAAGGAAGATTGCTACCGCAGGTGGATCAAATGTCGCTGGATCATAGCACTCCGACGATTCGATAGTATCCTTTACGGCTTCGTACAGCATATTGATGTTCTTGAAGTAGTAAACCACACTGAGGTCGTCTGGGGAGATAGAATCTAAAATGTTGCACTGTTCCAACGCCAACGAACCGTCAGCAACAAGATACTGTACATACTTGGTTAGGAGGCTCTTGAAGTGAAAAAGATTATAGGTGCGACGAATCTTCATCGAGTTAAACAGAGCTACATACTGTTCTCTGGTGAATCCGTCCTCCAATGACTGGCCTGTACTTTCCTCAAACTCGGCCACCTTTTTCAAAGTCCGACGAAGCTCTCGCTGCTGTACTTCACCCATAGATGTGAATACGGAGTCCTCAAAGAAGGTATTACGGATCATTTTCATCTCTCCAATCCGCTCAACTTGTTCCCTGTGATTCTTATATTACCACACCTTACAAGAGATGTCAATAGAGAAATGAAAAAATAAACAATTTTTTTCAAGAAACCAGTTTTCTAAATTATCCAGTTGATATACAGCGAGAAATTCCATCTTTCAACGCTTTTTTGTCATTTATAGAGAGCATTGAAATTGCACTCAGCAACCGGGCTGGCTTTGTCACGATCTTTTTCCAGTCTATGTAGTGCGCCCACCACAGACCGAGATAATAGGACTTCATTCCCGTGCTTTCGAGGGCCTGCTCGAAAAACTCATCCAGCAAGGAAATCAGCTCCTCATTGGAGGTATGCAGAGGACGCTTCATTTGCTTCCCGTTCTTCATAGTCACCACCAGCACCACATTCACGTCCTGCGTGACCTGGACGTTGAAGTAGATGTAGGCACTGGACGCTAAGGCCATCTGCTGGGGGAGAACTCCGGTATAAGGGAGTTTGATATCCTCATCGCTTAGGCTACGCAGCCCCACAGCGTCAGTGTCCAGCTTGAAGTTGCCGAAGTCTGCTACGATACTGTTTTTAATGTGCATTTTTGTTCTCTCCCAACTTTATAGAATATTGACTTTGCCGTTTATTCATGATATAATGCCTATATCCAGAATATTTTCTGACCGTGGACTACTATAACAGAATATATTCATGATGTCAACACATTTTCCGGAAAATTTTCAGGAGGTGCAGTTATGGACTCCATTATTTTCTCCAGAATCAAAGAACTATGTGCAGAAAATAACATAACTCTCAACAAATTAGAGGCCGAAATGGGAATGAGCGCTTCTTCCATATCAAAGTGGAAGCACTCAGTTTCTCCAACTATCGACAAAATTGCTAAAATTGCAAGTTATTTTAACGTTTCCATCGACTATTTGGTTGGTGTCTCCGATATCAAATCTACCGCTGACACATTGGCGGGCGATCCTGACTATATAAGCCTCCAGCGGGCCAGAGAGCGTATGACCGATAAGGATAAAACGCGCATGATGGGGATTCTCCGTATTGGCTTTGACTATGCGTTTTCCGATGAAGATATACCGCCTCAGAAAAAGTCCGTATTATCGGACACCTAACATGATAGAATTGAGAATCCCACAACAATGGGGGAGGTCGAAATGGTAAGAAATGTTTTTGTACAACGCAAGGTTTTGGAGCTATACCAGAGGATGGATACCATTTCCTATCCCATCCAGCCCGAAACACTCCTGCCGTGTGTTCCTCATAGCTGCCGCATCATGTCGTATCAAAAGACGGCAGAGGTTGCAGGCTGCTCTGTTCAAGATGTTGCTGTCCTATGCAAAAGCAATTCTGGTGCTACCCATTATGATCCAGAGTTAAACCGCTACCTTATTCTATACAATGGGTCTATGAATCCAGGGCGTGTTCGTTGGACGCTGGGGCATGAGATAGGACATATTTGCATCGGACACTTGGAAACCATGGAGGTGGCTGAAATTGCTTATACAGAACAACGCGAATTTTACGATCAGCTTGAAAGTGAAGCAGACTATTTTGCGTGGAATTTACTTGCACCATTGCCAATATTACGAGAAATGGGAATCCGTTCAGTTGACGAACTGAAGACAGTGTGTGGCCTATCCACTCAAGCGGCAGCACTTCAATACGATCGCTATGTGAAATGGTGCAGAAGCCATATCAAAACAGCATGGGAAAGTGATATGCTCCGTGCGTTCCGAGCGAAAAATGTTGCAAGGAGAGTGCAGTGATGAAAAAACGCATATGGGTCGGCCTTGCCGCTGTGATCGTCCTAATTTGTGTCTCCATAGCCTCCAAAGCGTTTTTTGACAAATCCCAGCAGTACAAAGATTTTACATCGCATATAGACCTTCTTATGGAGGCTTATAGGTCAGCTAAGAGCGCCACAGATCCAGACGATAAAAGAAGAAGCGTCAATATGATGTCAGGTTGCTTAATGCAAATATCTGAAGCATATCAGGACTCAGACAATCCAGAGCGGTTGTCCAGCTATCTTACTGAAAACACACCAAGAAGAATCATTGAGGATATCTATTCTTTCCTACAAGAATACAACGAGGAGCACCCAGACCATCCAGTACAAGTCCCCGATGATGCACTCAGGTTCTATGATTGAACTAAGCCGCCCCCATTTAGAGGGCGGCTTTTCTTTACGTTTAGCTGATCTGCTGCTCGCCCCAAGAGATGTAGAAGTTTCCGTCCTTGTCCTGGTCACGAGACATAAGCAAACTCATCAGATCATAGTCCACTCCAAAACGATTGTATATCTCGTCCAGGTCTACGTCCTCCCCCTTCATAAACAGATTCAATTTCTCTTTTGCTAACACCATTTGCATTTGATTTGACTCAATACTTCCAGAATAGGTGACAAAGTAGATGTCCTTCCAATCCGTAGAAGTGAACCGGACAAAACGCATATAGAATTGACTCATCCGGGCATTGTTGTAGTGCAGCTCAGGAATGATGATCTTATTGACGAACTCAAAATTGACAGAGGAGGGGAGGCACTGTTGCGTACAAAGCAGAATCCCGTTCCCGCTCTCCTTCAGTGTCCGCTTCAACTTCCGCCGTCCAGCCAAGGTGGTAGTAGACCCGGTGACAACAAACAGTTTCCGATCTGGGAATCTTCTGCGAATCTCCTCGGCATATGACTCCACTACGACTTTGTGGCGCACACCAATCACTACGATCTCGTTATCCCATTCTTCCACCATATTACAAACCGTTTGGATTTTTACCGGCGCTTCTGCTCCAGCATATTCATCCACAGTGTTTGGAGCAGCAGAAATACGCAACAGTAAAGTAATCTGTTGAATCAGCGCCATCATGCTGTCCTTACGGCTATTCCCGGTCAAAGCAAAGTACCGTGACCGCATAGAATAGAACTCCTCTACGGCCTTTTTGTACACCTCACGCTCCGCAGGGGCGAATGAAACTGGGATTTGATGAATCCTTCTGATCTCCTTGCCTGTGATTTCCGCAAACGTCCGGGTGATGACCGCATAGGACAGCAATTTATCCAGCGCCTCCGCGTTGAAGATGTCCTGTGATTTCTTACCCACTCCGAAAACTGTGATCTTCTCCGGCAAATGAGACTCAGCAAACAGAGTGTATCCAGGCTTATAGGCAGGAATGGGTTTTCCATAGTACGGATTATTGGTGCAGCTCAAGAACCCTTCACCACCATCGCCCTTCTCAAAGTAGTACAATGTATCCGCCCAGGAAAGCATATTGTAGGAGTTGTTATACAACAGTTCCAGCTGAGGCGCACATTCCGAAATGTTGTTACGGGTAACAGTACCAGTCATTGCCAGCTTGAACCTCACACGACGGAAGCAATCCAGTACGGCTTTGGTGCGCTTGCTATCAGGATTGGTCATTTCATCCGACTCATCAAAAACCAAGCAGACATTCCTGCCTCTGATCCTAATGTGGCGTTTAATCTGCTTCCGGTACTTGGAAAGCATATTCAAAGTGATTATGACAAACTCTCCATCTTGTACCGCGTCCAAATCGGCAAGGCTGCGGATCATCCGATAGTTTGTCATCCCATAATTCTTGAACACCAAATCCCAGTTGTTCTTGATGGAGATAGCAGAGGACACTACCCAGACATTCCGCGCTCCTTGGCGTTCCATCCGATATCGGCCCGTAGAGATACCGGCCAGCGTCTTACCGCCGCCCTGCTCCCATTGCAACAGGTGGTAGTGCTTCTGAAGAACAAGGTTGAGGTCGTGCTTTTGTGTATCGTTAAGATAAATCCATTCCTCATTCTCCTTGTCGTAGACGGTAAACTCGTCCAGGTACTGAGCGATATCCGACTGTTCCACCATTTCTTTGAACGGTTTGGTTTCTCGCTCATAGTTACGCTGTTTGCGACGAATTAGCCGCCCATACAGTTCATAGCCTTTGGCGTCCACCTGCCCCGAAGCCAGTTCATAGAACGGGATGGGCTGCTTCAGTTCAGCTGGGATAGAATTGCGTGACTTTTGACTGTAGCCCTTATAAACCAATCCTCCGTCCTGTTTGACCAACCGCACTATATCTTGGCTCGGCTTTTTATTTTGGGAACAAATAACACGGCGCAGATAGGCCAGAACTTTGGCCTCGGTGATGCGAACTTTCGCCCATTCCTCAGCCTTCATGTCCTTGGGCTGCTCCTGGTGCTGGAATTTGTACAGATATTCCTGACACTTAGCATATTTGTCCACCAATTTGGGGTTCTTTTTGATGTGAAACAGCATTTTCCGCACCTGGTAGTCAAACTCGCCATTGCTATCACTGCGTCCAAGCAGTTTGGCACGGGTACGATTTTGTTGCTTCAGCATCCTGGCAGGGGCAACAATCTTCTCCTTGGTGTAGGCCAGTAAATCAGCGGTATTATCCAGGCTGTGCATTTGAGCGTCGCAGTCCAAACGGTATTCGCCAGAGATTTCTTCGCCGTCCATCCGCTTCTGCCAAAACATCACCTTCGTCAGATAGTTGGTTACACCAAGATACTTGAACGCGCCGGCCATAATTTCAATCTGTCCCATAAAGGAGAAATGTTTCTCCATCTCCGCTATCTTCTGCTTATCCATATAGTCGTCAGAGAGAAATTGCGCCGGTACAACGATCGCCATAATCCCCATAGGCTTTAACAGTTCCGCCGCTTTAAGACAGTAGTACATCTGGGAGATGATCTCCCCCTGTTCTGTACTCCATTTCAAATTGAACGGAGGATTGCCGACCACGTAATCAAAGCGCATATCCGGCTGGTAAAACCGAATGTCCCGATGTTCCAGATTGGCAGCGGGGTAGAGGTAGTGCGCCACCTTATGAGATTTGATGTCCAACTCACAGCCGTAGAAGTTGGCTTCCAACGGCATAAAATTGGCAAAGGTGGCAATGCCGGAAGTGAGGTCAGCCACCGTCTCGTCCATCTCCGGGGACAGAGCCTCCATAATAAACTGGCAGAGAGCGGGCGGGGTAAAGAACTGGCCGTTTTCAAACTCCTTCTTAGCTTCCGAATATTCATGGTAGTTGGCAAAATCGGAACGCTTCAGGCCATGCAGCCCACCATCTCCGGTGTATGCGTTATAAATATCCTCGCAGGTAATCCCAGACTGAGCGGCTAAATCCTGTTCAACCAGATAAAGGATTTTGTCGTTCAACTCTTGGCGAGCTTCCTGCGGAATAGGTTCATTGTGGTATATGTACTTCATTCGTTCTCACCCTCGCTATGTATTTTCGGCTCTATGCACCGGAGATTTTCCGAACGCAAAAATGCCTCCCACTTCTTATTACAGAAGGGGAGGCGGATTTGCTAACCATCTTTACGTTTTTCAGACTTCCAATACCAGCTATCTTTTTTTTATATAGTGCTCAACACATTCCCAAAAAGTTTCACTGCTCCATAACCATCCAGAAGCTGATGTGGTACAAGCCTGTTCCAACTCCGCCATATCTATATCAGTGCCATACTTTTGTTGTATCAAAGCGGGAACGTAAGTGTTAATTGTCTCCAATACTTTCTTCAATGCTTTACATTTTTCTGCTGTAAAATAAGAAAGCTCAGCACAAACGTTAGTCCTACCAAACACTGGGATACAGATATGTTTTTCGGAGTCAAAGGTGCCACATAAGACTTCGTGCAAATGTTCATCAATTACAGCTACAGGCCATCGTGTAGTTTTCTCAATTTTTGAACAAATCTGAAGAGCCATGTTGCAAAACGGCATATCTTCTTTTGAAAAAGTCTGCATTTTTACAATACGTTTGTGTATTGCAACATTGGATATTGTACCAAGTTCAGCGGCGATCTTGCGTTCAGACGCCCCATCCTTATAGAGTTCCAATATCCTTACATCTGTAGCGTCTCTTGGACAATACTCACTTCCCTTAATTCCAAACATATACGCAAACCGACTGGAGAGATACTGACCGACCTCTGACACCAACACAAAAGAATGTCTCCGTCCCAGACTTCCTCTGAGAACATTACGTAGAACACTAACGAGCGTTTCGCTATGAGATTGAAAACAATAAATCTCGTCCCAAATCCATGTATTATCCAAATAATCACATATGGCATACCCAAGGCAATAAGCCGCATGAGGATCATCGTCCCATCCATATGGCGGTTTTTTCATATCCTCCATTAGCTGAACCAGATCCACCAATCCGTCATTTTGCATAGCTACGCTCAGATTCATTTGACACTGCTTGATTCCATTTTGACAAGCGGTATAACTATCTACTCCGTTAGGAAGGTCTAACAGTTTTGCAGTATCAGCCCGATTCAATCCAGCCCTTAAAGCCTCTTCGATTTTGCGCAAAGACCTATACGCTTTTTCACCAATGCCACACTGTTCTCGGCCAAAAGGAAAGTATTCCTGAATAAGCCAATCCAGCTCGTCATGAGAAATACTACATTCAGGGATTGATTTACTTATAATGAGATAATGCGAAAAATATTTTTCTGATTCTTCTGTGATACGCTGGTAAGCACTAATGATAGCTGCCTGCTCATCGTTGCGCCGATACAGTTCATCCGGTAGTATACCAGTGCCACGATATGCTTCCTCTTTTTCACGTTCTGCAAAAAATGCGGGGGAGAATACGCCATCTTGGTTCACATATCCTGTTCCCCGGTATTGTTTGACAAACCCCCAATATGCGTCATATGCGGCTAAAAATTCTGGAGGAACATCTGCACACAGTACCACAACATTGCTCACAGTTTTTTCTACATACGCTTTCATCTGGGGTTTATATCCAATCATATACAGCAGGTTTATTTCATTTGGATAGTTAAAGGAGTCCGCATAATTGATTGCTGCTCGCCAGTGTTCAACCCTCCCCTGGAATAAGCGCAATCGCCTATTCTGCGCTCTTGTATAGGTATACTCTGGGAATAAGCGAAAATCAAAGGTGTCTCTATACTCAACTCTTTTGCCCATCTGTTATGTTACCTCCCGATCAAGATAGCTTTTGGTTACATTTGCTATGTCCTCCAGAAAGCGCTCCCAATCCATATTGCGTTCATAAGACGGCCACTTATAATACTCTCGAATCAAAACCCAAACTACTTGGGCAATTTGCGAAGCGTTCAGAATTTTTACCATAGGGATAAAGTTGTTGATCTGTAACCACGCTTTGTTTTGTAGCACTATGTCGCCCCAGCAATCCGCATAGCAAAACTTCTCTGGCTTAATGATCCCGAAATACTTTTTCAAGTAATATGTTGTCGGCTTCCCAATATCATCATCCGGGGGCCTCCATGATCGACTAAAATAATCATGATGATTGATATAGAGATCATCACCTTTTAGAAAGAGTTGGCATTTACATTTCCCAAAAGAAACAGACGCGAATTTCCTGATGCCACACAGTTCTTTTGGCTTCTTATGATTCCGTCCACTGGAAAGCACAATGTACTCCGCCTTTTGGAATAAAAACCGTTTACAAAAATCAACGGGATTTGAGAGATTCCACCCAAAAGGTACGACAACCGCACCTGTTTTCCATAGCTGGTACTTACATAGGTCATACCACACACCATCATTGCTATCTTTAGAGAGCATAGCAAAGCAAGTTCCAACTGAAGTCTCAAACCGTAACAGATAGACGATAGATCCGTTTCGCTCCACAGTCTGGCACTCTGCCGCCGCTTCGATCATCCGCTGAATATAGGCCACATGGGATTGGTCATTATCCTCGACGATTTCAGCATCCGGATACCGCTCTTTGGCTGTTTCAAGTGAAGGATAACAGAGCCGCAAGGTATGACCGTCTCCCGTCGTAATCCTGAAACGCTTCAAATTTAACACCTCCAAAATCGTTTCTATTTTAATTACAGACGGGAGACGAATGTTGCTAACCGATCGTTACCTTCCCACCCAAATCTTTTTCACTTTGAGTAAGCTGTTTCTCAGAAAATCCATTGGTGCATCCAAAAGAATCATCTCGCACCTTCACCAGCTGGAACATGGTACAAATACGCTCCGACAAAGTAGGTTCCCGAAGGGCGTATTGATAAAAAAGCTGACGCAGATCAAAACCAGGCTTATCCGCAGTAGCAATATAGTCAAATAGCGCCTCCCGCAAAATAGACTCCATCAGCGCACCTTTATAATCCTCTTTGGGGCAATCACACTCATGGCTCATGTATGCAGCGATAGCCTCCATAGGTGTTTCGCCCGCTCCCTCCAACTGACAATGACCTTTACAGCACATGATAATATTGCAAGTTCTTTGCTCCATACCGTCCTCCATCTGCTCCAAATGCCGATTTACGATATCCCATGAGCCTGCTCAAACGAAACAAGTTTCTCAATCGCTTCGTCATATGCAGCTCGCGTCTTTTCATTATTTGTTGTTGCTACAACGCTTCCAAAATAAGCCGCAGCAGACTTCAAAGCGTCCCAAGAGTGTTTTTCTTCGACCGACAATCCCATATGAGACGCCTCACAAACCTCAATATCCGCGCAGTTTGTGGACTCTTTTCCACAGTGTTCACAGACATACACTTGATACATTCTCATGGTGTTGCCTCCGCTCGACAAAGGTTCCAATACTCCTCAAAATCCTGCCCGTCTCCATTTTCCCAGGAATCTCCGATCTCCCCATCATGATACCAGCACACATCGAACATATTGTAATCCACAGAATCGTTAAGGAGATCACTGTCAGCTATGGCATCTGCAAGCTGCACGGCCTGGTCAACATCCCGAACGGGAAAGATTGTCTCTTTCCCGTTCCGAATGTAGACAAGGGCAATCTGAATTTTCTCAGCCATTGCCATTCCCTCCATTTGACGCCGCCACGATGGGCATATCCATACCGCGCTCCTCAGTTTCGCCACAGAAACAGTGACCACAGTATTTCCAAATCCTGTTTTCCCGTGGCGTGTAGTTATATCGCTGGCTGGGAATCTGGCTGAACGTGGCGTAGGTATTCCGCCATTTGCCGCTCTGCTCATCGTATTTGCTGGAGTATGGTTCGCCCATCTGCGAACAATCCGACCTCATACAGGCAGGCGGCAAACAGTCCATGGCGTCGTCCACCACGTCCTGGGTCACATAGTCACCAACTTTTACAGAGGAGTAGGAAAAGTCACTCTCTCCATATAGCGGCCTGCCATTGTAGAACATCTGCCCTCCGCTGTATTCAGAGAACGAATTATCCTTGAAAATACGTGGGCACCCGGCAACAATTCCCCACGTTTCATCCTTCCGCTCCAAATCGTTGCGGGAATGTTTGACGATCAGACGGGTACCGGGGATTTCCGAAGCAATAGAGGAATGGTAGTAGCGCATAACTCGGGCCACAGTCTCCATAAACTCGGGCAAAGTCTGGACACAGCTCAGTTCCGCCGCAATTTCCGTCCACGTCTTTTCACAGGTATCAGAGGAGCCAAAACGCTCAAACTCCTCTTTGTCTCCGTTTAGTTCCCCGGACAGATAGTAGGTATTTTTGTCGGGGTCGAAAAAGTAAATCTGTCGTCTGGTCATTGTAGACACCTCCATCACATAATTCTGAGCGGCAGGACATAGCCAACCTTGGAATCGTGTTCCTCCATCCAGTTCTTGGGATACACCAACAAGGAACAGAAGGGGCTGTGTCGGCTATACCTCCCAATATAGAGCATTGCACCGGGGCCGATAGCCTCCACAACATCCACCAGATAGCGTGGATCATAGAATCCCTCAACCGTTCCACCGTCCGGCTTCTGAGCGGTGAGTTTCACGGGAACAGCACCAGTTTTGTGAGTCTTTCCAGCTTTCCACGGTTTGGCCTGCTGTTTCCACTCGCTGATGTGGGCGGCGGTGACGGCCAAAGCCAGAAAATGATCGTTGAAACAATCCTGATTTTGGATGTCGCTCCGCATCACATCATACAGACTATCCATGCGTTCGGCCTCGGGCAGCTCCGCAGGCTTCTCAGGAAAGATAACAGCCACATACCCATCTGTTACAATGTACTTCTCATGGCTGGGATGGGCACCGGCGGTTTCCTCAACCGCCGGGTCGCCCTCTTTCCTGTTCTGCTTCTTCCACTCAATACGGGAAGCCTCTCGGTCGATCATCCGCTGCAATGCGGAAATTTGCTTTTTGGTCATTTTCATGAAACTCTCCGCCTCCTCATATATTGCTCCGCGAACTCTTGCAGATAGGCCGCACTGCGGAATTTGATATCCACACGGCCATTCTTAAAGAGCCTGATACTTTTGACTTTGCTCATGTTACGGATTTCAAAGAAATTCTCCGTCGTTTTACTGAATCCACAGAGATTAGGAAACCATAGGTGCCCCTCATCCATACGCCCACACTCGTAGTAGGCCAAAGCGTCCAGCAAAATTTTGGAATTATCGCTCAGCTCATAACGCGGCTCAGGGTAAGTCATCCACTTGTTCTCATCACAGTAGCAACCGTTGGGCAGACGAAGAACGTCATTTTTGATCTCGAACGCTTCTTCATCATCCTTCCATGCTTTGTGGCAGCTTTTCCAAGTGCGTTCCAGAAATTCGTTCATAGCCTGCTCTTGAAAAGAGAATCCACCCAACTGGACAAAAATCTCGTCCACGATCTGCTCATAACGGAGTGGCAAAGAGCGCAGGAGTTTTTCATGCTCATAGCTTTTGGCCTTGTGAGCATCCAGTGCTTCCTTATAAGCGTCAATTTCGTCGTCGCTCATGTTACGGTATCCACCGCCAGGAAGTTTAGGCTGCTGAGGCTCCGCTGGAACCAAATGTTCCATAATCGCATGAGCATCCAGCTCCACTTTGTAATTTTTGGAGAAGTAATTCACAATAGTGGAGATGAAGGTCTTGTTCCGCCGCGTCATCGCCTTGTAAACATAAGCCTCGTCACAGCTGAATCCATCAGCGGTCATGTAGGAACTACAGAATTTGTCCCTATCCACAGCCAGGATTTTGCTCTGCTCGTTCTGGGCGGATACCATCATGTCCGCGATTTTTTGGAGCGCCGGCCCGGACTTATCGAAAGCGTCCTGTTGACGCTGGCAGAAAGCCTTGTCCGCCTCAGAAATTCTATTGTCCGCCTTGATCTCCACAGCGGAGAACTTATCCATAATGCCCATGTCGTTCCATCCTTCCTTTTATTCGTAGCGCCGCACCACAAGGTCGGCATATTTGTTGGCCCGCTTCACAGCGACCTGTTCTATGACCAGCTTCCCAATCACCAGAATCAGTGCAAAGAAAATTTCCATGGTTGCGAACCTCCTCTCACTACAATTACAGAAAAAGGGGAGCGGTCTGCTAACCACTCCCCAATCTTTTTGTATCAAAAATCAAATTTCTACCTTTTCTGAGGGACTGTATTTTCTCCCCTCGTTTTCCGCAGCAATAATATCATCCAGCTCGCCCAGCATATTTTTCTTTAGCAAATATGCCTTAACACGGTTCTCCTCATCCGGCGTGATCCTATCTCCTTTCAACGCAAGCTGGTACATTTCACGAGCCTCATTGGTGGCATCCGACAAAGAGTACGGGGCGTGTGTTTTGCTACCACGCTTGATACGCTTCTTGTTGGCTGCCAAAAAATCTTGATAGGCATATTTAGCAACCAGATTGTATAAGCGAGCCAGACTTCTTTCAGTAATCATTTCCTTCCCTCCAAAAGTCATTTTGTTGTTGGTGCCCTATTGCTATTTCAAGATAAAACACCGATTTGCTAACCTTCTCACTACATTTACAAAAAAAAAGAGGAGGGCACTAACCTTCCTCCAACTGAAAATAAAATGGCACACCGGCCTGATATGGATAGATTGTAAAATCATGATCGCTCCATACTCGCATAGCGTGGCGACACGGTTTGTCCTTACGAAGAACCACCTTTGACCTTCCGTTAAACATTGTCTCAATTTGATCGCTGGCGTACCGATTGGACGTCTCCACCATCTTGAAAATGTAGCTTTTCTCTGTTTCCTTGACCTCCATGATGTAGCGGTATGCGTGGAAGATATCCCCATCATGTTCGGCCTTGTATCGTCCAGGCCGTAACATTATCAGCCCCGCTCCTTCCCGTATTGTGGATTGGCATTTACGAAAGCCTGTATCTCGCTACGGGTCTTGAAAAACTCCACTACATGAGTTTCCCCAGTTGCAAGATCATTCTTATAAGCTCCAAAACGGTAGCCGTCAGAATAGGCCATGCAGTTTTCTGGCAATATGCTAATGCCGTACTTGATATTGTCTACTGTCATTATCAACACCTCCACTATATATACAGAAAAAGGAGAGAGGCTGCTAACCTCTCTCCTTCTCCTCTCCATACTTTTTTCGAGCCGCCTCCAGAACGGCGTTGACCGCTTTGACTTTCTTGCTCACCCATTGCTGGGCTTCTTTTTAGTTCTCGCCGTTCCAACAATCTTGCCACGAAACCAGATTTCATACTCCCAAGTATTTTCCATTCCGCGCAGCCGACTTCCAGTCGGGCGGCACTTAAATGTAAATTCCTTGCATTTGATATTCTCAGCGATATTCAATACTTACTCCTCCTCTTAGTATCGCTTTATCCGAATTTTTAGATTGTATTGCTTAGCAAGGTCGATCATATGCTTGGTGCCTCGACTTTCTCCATCCCAAAACGCTACCAAAGCATCCGCGTTCTGAGCCATTTGTTCATTGCGAAGGAATCCAGCTCGTTTACCGTACAGCTTCCAGTTAGCAGGGTAGTAGTTTACTGCATATCCTCTTTCCTTGGCGTACTGCTCTCCCAATGTGTCAGCTCCCTTGGCTTGTCCACATACCACCACAATCTCCTCAGTGATATTGCAAAGAAGGTTATCCAGCGTTTTCCGAAGTAGTTGGTAGTCACCGAAGTCACGTCCTCCTGCGACGATAACTCTAAACATACATCCACCTCCCACTATATTTACAGGCTAATTCAAAATATTGCTAACCACCAAAATAAAAAACGGCGGGGGATTTTACCCCGCCGTCCGGTATCGGTTAATCGTAAATGAAGTTGTCCCGTCCGATATACTCACCGTTTGCATAGTCCTCATCACAGACTCCGCTGTACCAGGTCATCTCGCCATGTGCTTCCTCGAACGCGGCCAGCCGTTCCATGCAATCCTCCTCGCTGTTCCCGCCGACTTCAATTTCTTCACCGTCAGCATAACGCGCCACCATTTTCCAAGGCCAACATATCTTTGTCATCTTGCTACCTCCTAAATTTCGCTTTTATAAACTGTAAAGTCGTAGCCGTCAGCAGAAACTTCCTCCACCCAGGGTAAGCAAGTATCATCGTTGCCATACTTATCCCAAGCGATGCGCTCCGCTTCATCAGAGTTTGAGGCAAACACCACACCACAACGCTTTCCAATGCGTGCGCCAGTACGGTGATTGCACACAGTCATACAGAAAAAGAATATCTTTTTGTCCATTGCATACACCTCCCATTATCATTACAAAAGCAGGCCGGTGTTTGCTAACCGACCTGCTCCAAATAATACTTTCATACATAATCCCATGGGTTCATTTCATGCCTGCGGCACTCGTCATAAGACTTAAAAAAGCAGAAGCATGGATAATAGTCCTTTCCACCAAGTCCATCAAATCGCCTAATAAGGTGATCCAGACTAACAAACGGATCATCTTCATTCCAAGTATGTCCTGGCTCGACAGTTACCACTCTTTGTCCCCATCTTCTTTTTGTTATTATTCCAAGATGAAATGGATATTTGCTAATCAGAAAGGGAGGTGGGTGGATTTCTCCACCCACCGTTCCAATCTCACTTTGCACCAGCACCCACCAGCAGGGAGGCCATCTTGTCCATCATGGCGTGGCCGTCCATGATACGCCCCCAGTTGTTTTCCCAGTAGTTGGCCGTCTGACGCCGGGGAGCATTGTGCCCTACCATGTCGCTCATGGCGTTCAGAGCACCCCAGGCAGTCCCCTTAAACTTGGCGATATCCGGGGCAAAGTAGCAGATCATGTACTCCGTGCGGGCCTTTTCCGCGTTCCGCTTCTCGCGGTCGCTGCTCTCCTCGGTTACGGGGAACATCTCATCCAGAATCTTGGCGATCTCCTCATCCTTGACGGTCTTGTTCGCCAGCTGGTCAGCGTACACGGCCAACTTGTCCATGTACTTGTTTGCCATATCCAGGCACATCCGCGCCTCATGGAGCTTGGTTTGGATGTCGCCAGTATGTCGCACAGACCACGCACGTCTGGCCCCGCTCAGGGCGATGTTCAGGGTGTTGTTGCAAACCACACGAATCGGGGTCATGCAGACGCGAATAGCACCGCTTCCGTCGTGGGTGTTGGAGAAACACAGGTACGGCTCAGTCTTATCACCGACAATCTCGGTATCCGGCAGTTTTGCCAGCAGCCAAATCTTCCGGCCACCCATCAGGCTTCCCGCCGTCTCGTAGCGAACCTCTCCATCAATCAGGCTGTCCGTAAAGGCAAAGGCGTCGGCGTTCTGTACCACCTTGTAGCGGTCGCTCACGACACCCAACACAGAGCCGTCGCTACTCCGCACGTTGGCGAAGAAATTCTCGACCTTCGGCCCGCCGCAGACCTGCAGAGGCTTGCGATCCACCGTCCAGTCCAAACCGGCCAGCCGCAGCGCGTCAGCACTGGTGGGGGCCTCCTCGACCCGTGTACCCAGGCCGTGCCAGGGCTTCTCGCGGACGTACATCATGGTTTCAACATTTGCAGACATTTTTTTGTTCCTCCTCAAATTATTTGTTGATTTTTCAGTGAGGAGGAGAGGATTGTTCCCCTCCTCACTATATTTACAGAATGGGATACGGTTTCGCTAACCGTTGTTATAAATTTTTTCCACGATGGGCAGGCAATCACACCGCCAGGTGTAGAAATCCTCAACGGCAGCGATGGCGTCCTCCTTGGGCATATCCTGGGGGAAGCAGGAGAAAAAGTGCTCCAAGGTGTCCACGTCAGAGCCAAACGCCTTTTCGTCGCACAACTCCAACACTTCATCCAGCGTCCAGTCGTTTTCCTTGCAGGCCATCCAATCATCCTCGGTGAAGTCCAGCACAGAACCGACGCTGCCATGATAGTCCATGATGGTGTTGGGAAGTCCCTCATCCACCCACTGCCAGTTCAGCTCACCAAAGTGCTCGATGTACCACGCCTTGTTTTCCTCGATTTTCTTCCGAAGGGTATTTTCCACAGGTCATTCCTCCTTAATGTTTGGACGTTTCCGCCTCTTACTATATCTACAGAAAAAAGGGCGGTTTTGCTAACCGTCCCCTCACTTTTCCCAAATGTTTTTAATTACAAAGGATATACGTGTACATTCCTCAATGGCGGCGATGATTACACCGTCTGCCTTATTCATAATGGCGGTCAAGGCGGCAGTTTCTTCACTATCCAATGTAGCGGCAGGGGAGAAGTCTACCCAGAGAATAGCGTGCTTTTCCCGTGTGTTAGGGTCATACCCATCAACTACCTGCACGCAGTCGCAGCGCTCCTTAAACTCCACCAGGCCGCGCTTGACGGCCTGGTAGAGTTGGAGCTTTTCAAAATTCGCCTGCGTACCCTGGAAGTTTTCGTTCCGGTCGTGCATCGCCCCGATCTCATCGGGGGTGAAGCTCAGGCGCATCCCTTTTTCCTCCTCCAATTCATGTACTCCTTGTAGGGCATCCCCATCAGGTCAGCCGCGTCATGGAGCGCAGTTTTCTTGTCAGCCAGAGGACTTGCCGGAACCTTGGGAGTCTCCGTCAAGTGGGCATACCAGCGGGAACTGCCCTTTTGTTTGGACACATCATAGGTACTGTTCATTTCTCTATCCCTCCTTACCACACAGCCCGCCAGCCAGGAGCCTTAACAAGCTCATCCAGCTCAGCTTCTTTCTTGTCGGCCTCGTCCTGCTCACCCTCATCGGGGAAATCGGACACGTCCAGATCGTACACGTCAACATTTACGTCAGCATTGGCGTGAACCTCATCCACCAGGCCACCTTTGACGCGCACGGCTACCTGCACATCCAGATCATGTTCCTCAATGCGCCAGCGTACAGAATCCATACCGTCACGGATAACGGCGCTTTCCTCCTCGCAGTAGCACTCATCCTCATCCTTGTGCTCCTTGGAGTTGTACTCCCAGCTTTCGACAGATTCTTCCCAGCCGGCCCGCATGGTAGCCTGGGCGTCCTCCTTGCGGATAAAGGTAGACACTTCTGCGTCACACCCGCAGTCCGTATCCTGCTCATAGACCAAAACGTAAATTTTCATTTGTCGGCCCTCCTCTCGGCACGATTGCTGATGTACTCCGTCACAGCTTTATACAGCTCAGGGGTCGCGGTGAAAAGAAACACGTCATACATGGGGTTATCCCGGTCAGGGCATACCTTGTAGGGCTTGAATCCCTTCCCCATGAGGTAGGTACACATCCGCGCCCGCTTGCACACATAGGTCTTTTTTGCTTCTTCCATAGTTGTCAGTCCTTTCAAAAAATTGTTGTGGAGTTGCCTCTCACTACCTATTACAAAGCAAATAGGTGTATTGCTAACCACTAAAATATAAAGCCCGCCGTTTTTTTACACGGCGGGCGATAGGGTCATGCAACAGCATCCTTCAGGCGGGCGCGGGGATTGGATGCCAAATCGTATATAGCCTCCCCATTGGAAAAGCGGGCAATACATACATACTCCTGGAATCCGTACTCTTTTCCCCAAGCGGCCAGCTTGCGATTGATCTTCCGCACCTCAGCGGCGTACTTCCGGTAGGCCACACTCCGGCAGCAGTCAAAGTAGTAGTGGCAATCGTCGTTGGAGTAGTCCTCATCACCCAGATCGTGTTCAACCTCCACATAAAACTGGACGCCGGTATAGTAGCCACTCCGCATCTCAACCTTGTGGAACATCAGGTCACGATTCAGCTCATCCATCAGGCTGGTGATTTCCTCCCACTCCTCATCACACTGGAACTGATTAAAGTAGGTGTAGTCCTCCAGCTCCTCGCAACCGCAGTCCTCACAGGAAACAGCGTCAGTATCCATGATAGCCCCACATTCAGGGCAACGCTTGGCCTCCTCGTAGTAGTCCTTGGCAAACAGGGGAAAGTCTCTCATAGTGCAAAAATTCGCAGCACTCATTGTGTCAGCCTCCTTAAAGTTGTTTGTTGTATCGCTACACTATATTTACAGGCCACTATCCAGATTTGCTAACCATACAGAAAAATAAAATGGGGATGGGTTACTCCCCATCCCCGAACTTATCGTTCTCAGCGTCATTATTCAATTCTGCCACCCGACGGGCTGCATCCTCCATCTCGGCAATCGACCGATGGGCATATGCACATTTCTCCCGCAGGGCATCCGCCTCAGTCTCCAACAGCTCCCGGACAAATTCCATAGCGTCGTTGGCGTCGGTGCTTAAAACCAAAAGGGTGCCATATTTCTTTTGAATCGCATCAAACTTCTCTTTGGTCATGTACATTAGAACTCATCCTCCCCCAAAAGAATTTCAGCGTAGGTGATCTCCGACGCGCCGGACAAATCCACCTTTTCCGCCAGCTTTTTAACCACAGAGGCACACTCGCCAACAGGCACCGATACGACATATCCACGCGGGCCATTGAAAAAATGTACCACAACAGCAAAACGGATAGGCCGGTGCTCGTCGGTGAACTCATCCCGCGTCATTCCTTCCACGATGTCACAGCCACAACTGGGACACGCACAGAAAGAATTGCCGTGAATCTCCTCGTCATGGAGTACACCGGCGGAAAAATACTCACCGCAGGCTTCACACTGGAGCACTTTGCCGTTGTCCATGTCGCTGGTATGGCACAGCCAGCACTGAACAAATTCCTCCGGCATCCCAGAATTGACTACAAAGCAATCATCGTCATCTTTGATGATCTTACCACAGCACTTACAAATCTTTTCCATAAAAGAAAACCTCCTTATTTTTTGTGCTCACTATATATACAAACGGTTCAGATATTTTGCTAACCACACACCAAAATAAAATAGGGGAGACTACCTTCCGGCAATCCCCCCCCAACGATCAACCGCAGCTTTTCAAGTCCCAGGTATCAGGATAGCGGCGCTTCAGTGCATCACGCTTTTCGGCCCGCCCAAAATTGGTCAGGTTGGCATCGTCCTCAAACATAGCGGCCTCACCAAATTCCAGCTCCTCAATGATATCGGACAAGAAGAAGCACACCGCGTCTTTGGTATGGCTCTTATGCTCCATAGCGTACCGCACCAGATTTTCCACCGTGTCATAGGTGAAGTGGTTATCCATCGGCCCGAACGTCTCTTTCATATAGGCCATAAATTTTTCGATGTTGAACATAAATCGCACCTCCTACTATATTTACAAACTGACAAACAAATTTGCTAACCATATTGAAAACAAAATAGGGAAGCTCGTCAAATAACGGCTTCCCCATTTGCTTATGCCATACTCACGATCTCATAGTTATCTGGGATATGTTTAGCGGACATATATTGATGACAGGCCGGATTGTACCAAAACGGACGCTTAAATTGATATGCAGGCGGATGTTTTACAAGCTCTTTCACCTCGCCGCCATAGGTAAACCGTATCCGCGCCCCTATTGGGAGATTCACCAGCGCTGTAGGAGACTTTTTCCGCTCCGCTTTCTCCTGGCATTGCTTCCGCCATTCCAGCGCGGACTCGTTATCAGTAGGAGACAACAGCTTCAGGATAGACAGCGGGCAGTCGAAGTAGTACGGCAGCATATCCTCCGACATATCCTTATAGTAAAACTCGCCGGTTTTTCTGTCTACCTGAGTAATAACCACCAGGCCGTAGATATTGCCACGCTGACTCCGTGCCGCTGCATAGTAAGTGGAACCGACAACGGAAGATTTCAACAGCTCGTGCGCATTGTCATGGTCACACCACCGTGTAAAAAGCTCGTAGTCCAATTCCGCTTTCCGATCAACGGAACCGTCGCGCTTGAAGTGTGACGGATAATAACTTGTCCAGCCCATTTCGATTCTCCTTTATATTAGTTTGTTTGGTCTGCTCACTATATTTACAAACAGAATCCAAGCCATGCTAACCACAACAGAAAATAAAACCAGGAGACTATCTTCTGACAGCCTCCCGATCTTTAACATATCACAATCTCTTTTGTGAACAGCATCCACAACCCCAGGGGAGCCAGCAGCACCACCACCGTGGCATCCTGATCTTCCGGCGTCGTGCCAGTGGAACACAGCCACAGCACAACAGCGCAAATCAGTAGCAGGCCAATCGCCATCAGCTTTTGCTCAAAACACTTGCTCAACTTGACGCCCTCCTCAGTATTTGATCTCAATGCGCTTGTTGCCAGCTTCCAGCGCTTTATTCAGCTTTTCGGAAATCACGGTCAGCTGCTCAGCCCTCAGCACCGCCAGCGACGCTTCCATACCAGCACAGCGTTTGGAATGTGTGTTGTAATACTCAGCCGTCAGCTTGATTGCTTCCAGCATCCAGGCCACTTCATTTTTAGTAAAAGTCTGCATATTAGCACCTCCTACTATAATTACAACCATCCATCCGGCTTTGCTAACCAGCCCCAAAAATAAGAATGGGCGGGCCAGCATTTCCGCCAGTCCACCCATATGAATCATAGTTTCAACCACCATTCCGGTGCAATAAACAAGTCTCCGTCTACTTCTTCCAGCGCCCAGCCATCCAGCTCGTCCCAAGGCCATGTCACCACGATTTCCCATGGTTTTGTCTCGCCGTTTCCATAATCAGCCAAGACGTTCAGCGACTGCTCATCAAATTTGCGATATGAATTTGCCGCCAGAAATTCCACACTGACAACCTTGCGCGTCTCCGTTGCATCGGTGATATACACCGTTCGGCCAACAGCCAGCGCCTGCTCCACAGCGCTACAAATTTCAGTTGCTTTTGTCATTTTTGACACCTCCCACTATATATACAAACGCTTTTGAAATTTTGCTAACCTAAAGGAAAAGGGGAGAAGATTTCTCCCCTCCCCATATCAGGTAAGCAGCGTTTCCTTTTTCAGCGCGGCGACATGCTGCTGTGCAATCTCCATGATCTTGTCGTCCGTAAAATCAGCCGTTAGCTTGGCGATCTCGTTCCAGTTGCGGCGGGTATAGGTCTGCTCAGTGATTTCTACAAAAGCACCCAGGCCGAAACTGTGCATCATACCGGTGCCCGTACTGCTCCAGACGGACAGGTGGAGCTGAGGCCGCACCAAACCAGTGTAGCGGTGGCCGTCCCGCACGTCGTTCCAGATCAGCCGCGCCTGGAGCCGCTTGCCGTTGGACAAATCCAGGTACTTTGTGGCGACTTTCTCGTTGTGGTTCAGCAGATACTGAAAATCCAGCTCAAAACCGTTTTTGAGCTTTGCGTTCCATCGGTTGATTTGTTCGCGTGTGTAGCTTGCCATTTTGTTGTCCTCCCTAAATTCAATTTTGGATGTGCTCACTATATATACAAACCGTTCAGAAACTTTGCTAACCGTGAAAACAAAAAAGCGGGGCCACTCCGAAAAGCAACCCCGCTAATCTGCTCCAATTCTCAGGCGGTGGCCTGCGCCTGCTCCGCCTTGGCCTTAGCCCGCCGCTCCTTCCAGGTGTGCTTCCGCTCCATCTCCATCTTCCGCGCCTCCGCCTTGGCCTTGGCACGCCGCGCAGCCCAGCGCCGTGCCCGCTTGGGGTCGCTGCTCTCCTGCTTGGCGATGGCCGTCACGCGCTCACCCCAGCTCGGGATGCCAGCGGCGCGGTGCCGACGGTACTCCGCCTTGGTGATCTCCTGCGCGTTGTCCAGGGGGGGGCGGGTGGCCGTGTGCGCCACGTACTTCTGTCCGTTCTTCTCACCGATCATGTAAGCCTTGTTCATTTTGTTATTCCTCCGTTTTCGTTTTGTGTTGGGGAGGCTCCCCACTATATATCACAGACAGCCTCCCATATTTGCTAACCTATCCTGAAAAATTTTCTGGAAAAACAGAATAGCGGGCCAGCCCTTCCAGGCCAGCCCGCTATACTTAAACTGCATATATTAACTCGACTCCATCCCGGTCAGCCTCGAACTTCTCCGCCACAGGACAAAATGAACACAGCGCCGTATTGCATTTCCCCTTAGCACGGCAGGCACGGCCCTCCACTCCACAAATATCAGGAACTTCCTTTTTTGCATGGAGTATAATGCGCTTGCCGGTCAGTTTTTCCACCACAATCTCCTTGAGATAAGACAGGGCATAATCATCACGGCTGAACACCTGACTATCCACTTTCCACGCCCAAGTATCTCCGTTGTACTCCGGTTCTTTCTCAACCCTGATCTCCTTGCCATTGGAGAGGTGGACAATATACACCTTGTCGGTGATTCTCTCCGCATCCAAGTACAAGCTATCAGACACATACATTTCAATTAAAGCCATTTTCTTTACCTCCATTATGTTGTTTTTGAGTTCCTACACTATATATACAGATGATATATAATCCCTGCTAACCATGCTAAAAAAATAAAATATGGGGCGCTCCGTTTCCAGAACGCCCCACGGTTTATAGCTCCTCAAAGCAATGATTATTCCTCCTTATGATAATGTGTCGAATTTGCAAAAGCTCCTCCACCGTACCATCCTCTAAAATCTCCCGGTTTTGGGCTTCAATGCGTTTGGCCTCCTCCTCAGTGATTTCTGTACCATCCAGAAGAAAGTATCTCATCGGCTTTCTACTTCCACTCGGATGGACTCACAGGGGATGCCATTTTCATAGGCCAGCAGCTCCTTTGTCGCTGCAATCTCACCAGGGAATGATCCCCGGACAGTACAAGCACTCAGCTCTTGTTCACCATGGTAGAACACAATCCAGTTTTCTTTCATGCCCTCGTCTCCTTTATTTTGATTTTCGGTGGGCTTTTGGCCTGCCGCCAGTATTCCAGCGGCTCCACTACTACTATCACAAGCAATTTTCCAATTTTGCTAACCACACAGAAAATAAAAATGGGCGTCCCGTTTCCAGGACGCCTTAGGCAAAATGTCAGCACAATTCCATAAAAACCAGCTTTGCGGCCTCTCTACTGCCGACAAAATCCAGAATATTTCCCTTGTCATCAATGCAGCACCAGGAATCCGTGGGCATAAGTTTTCCGTCGCCGTCATGCAGCAGGATTTCCGCCCGCTCCAGCTCCTCCACCGTTCCGGCAATGCCCAGCACGTCGCCGTTATCGTTTCGGTACCGCCTGATTTCCGTTCCCTTGATTTTCTTGACGATCATCCTTTACACCTCCTCAACTTTGAACGTGACCATATTCTTATCGTTATCGGCCTCAAACTCGCCACTCTTTTCGTCCAGTAGCGTGATACGGTTTACAACCGTCAGCAGGGAATCCCGAATAATCAAATCATCCTGAATCCCGTCTTTGCCCGTGGGCATACAAATTACAACGCGCATGATCTTACCTCCATTATGTTGTTTTGGGGTTTCTACTATATTTACAGAATGAAATGCGTATTTGCTAACCATCCATAAAAAAGCGGCGGAGTTTTTATTCTCCGCCGCTCCGTATTTACTCCGCCAGGGCTTTCAGCTCATCCATCTGGAAAGTCTTGTGATAGGTTTGGCCGTCATAGCACGTCTCCCGGAACATCACGCCGTCGATCTCGCGCAAATTGTCCTCGCTAATCGCATACCAGAACTTTCCACGCTTGGGAGTGCTCTTGTAATGGGCCAGCATAGCCTCCTGCGCCTCCGCCAGCGTCTCAAAATCACCAACGACGACGGTTTTTCTGGTTTTGGTGGAACGGTAAACATGATACACTTTTTTCATTTTGGGTACCTCCATTATTTTGGTTTCTACTATATTTACAGGATAATCCCGCATTTTGCTAACCAAAAGGCATAAAAAATGCCGGGGATTTTCCATATTGCTTCAGCCTCCGCCAGCTCATTTTTAGCCCGCTCCAGCGCCGCACGGTCGATCTCAATATATTTAGTGTCGCCTGCCGCCTCCTCCTCACGCAAATCCTCCAGAATATCCTCAATCGCTTCCTTCAGGTCGTCCACCTTGGATTGATGACGTGCTATCCTTTGCGCCAGCTTTTCCGGTGCATTTTCACGCGCCCAGGCCGTCCACTTACGCTTGCGCTCCATGCGCTCTTCAGCCTCCCGCCGCTCCTCTTCAGCACGGCGACGGCTCGCCTCCTCAGCCTCCGCTGCATCGAATCCGAAAGTGATCTGCCCGCAGCCGTTCAGCTTGGAGTAATTCAAAAAGACGTGCCGTCCATTCCATTCCAGCGTGTAATAGTTATGGCGGCAATAATCGCCCTGAAGTTGTGGCACCATAGTCGTGTGCTGTTCCATTTTTTCGATGCAAATAGCCGTTTGCTTCCTGGACAGCCACATTCCCTTATTTGTCCCGGCCCGCTCCAAAAGAGACGGGAGAAACGTATCATAAAACCAGCTCATTTTGTACCTCCGTCAATCGTTATGTTGTTTGCTTCTATTATAATTACAGACGGAAAACATAAATTGCTAACCTTCCAAAAATAAAAATGGGCCGGGATCTCTCCCAGCCCATTATTTACAGGATAATCTTTTCGCCGGTCAGTGCATCCACCACAGTAGCACCAGCGCCGAAGGTGGCCCGCATTTCCGCCAGCTCCTCAGCACTTGGAGCATTGCGCCGTGCCCGATACTCAGCCAGAAATGTAGCGTTTTCCGTCTCCCTCGCTGCCCGTGTCGCCTCTGCGTTTACCTTATCCGTGGCTATGCCCAGCTGCTCCAGCAAGTCGTCCATCAGCACCCGGCCAATACAATTCCGGGCGACGCCCTCCGCGTCAATGCTGATCTTTCCCTCCGCCAGCTCCGCCCGCACCTTGTCCAGCTGCTTCTCAGCTTCCTTTTTCCAGAACTCGCCCAGCTCGCCGCTCAGCTCCCGTTGAAACCGTGTCATAACTTGTGGCCTCCTTAATGCTTTTTAGGTTCCTACTATAATAACAGACGGCCATCAAGTTTTGCTAACCGTCAAGAAAAGTTTTCTAAAGAACAGAAAAGGCGGGCCAGTCTCCCAGCCCGCCGTATCCGTTACGCTACCGCGATATTTGCGCCCTGCCTCTTTTCGATCTTCTCGCTGCCGTAATAGCCTCTAATCTCGTCCAGCGTCAGGGATTTTCTGCCCCGCTTCTTGTATCCATCCCGGTGGAAATACCATGCGGCCTTGTTAGAACTCCAACGGAAAGCCAGCGCCTTCAGCTCGTCCTTATGCGGGCGCGTGTCACCAGTTACCCAAACCCAGGAGCCGCAGACCTCGATCTCGATGCCGTCCATGTGAATCAGCTTTTCGATGATATCCATGAACTCCGCCGCCGTCTCCGTTGTGGCCGTGCGGGACTGGTAAAACTCACCCTCCGCGTTTTTGTGGGTATCCTTCAGGCCATTGAACAGCTTTTCATATTCTGCGTTGATCTCCTTCATGGCCTGCTCCGTTCCGCCCACGTCGGGATGGTGCTTCATAGCCAGCCGGTGATACTGCTTTTTCAAGTCCTCCAATGTCTCAGGATTGCTAAACCATTTCATATCTGTCAGCCTCCATTAGTTTGATTGATTGATGGGCTTTTAGCTTGCCACCAGTGTTCCGGCGGCTCCATCATTGGTTCACACTATAATTACAGGCTGTTCCCTCAATTTGCTAACCGTTCCGAAAAAATATCTTCCAGGCCGGAAATGAAAGCGGGCGGGGAATTTCCCCGCCCGTCTCCATATCATGCAGCCGTATCCACACAGAACGTCAGCAGCTTTTTCACGTTGTACCGGTTCGCCGCCTCCAGAATTTCCTCCGTCCGGCCCTTAACGATCTGCCAAGCGTCGCCGTCCTTTTTCCGGGTGAACGTCTCCGCGATGTACTCGCCGGTGCCGTCGTAGTGCTTCATGTAGTAGACGCGGCGGATAGTCTCGGTGTCCTCCGTCTCCGCGATAACCTTTTGAAATGCGGGATAGTCATTCCCATAGGCGGGATTGTACAGGTAGTTCGCAATATCGAACTTGTAGCCGTTCGGGGCCTCCATGCTCAGGATTTTCTTGATATAGTCTTTCTTCAGATTTCTTGCCATAGCTCAGCGCCTCCATAAAGTTTTTTTGTTGCCGGTTCTACTATAATTACAGGCCATTCTATCCATTTGCTAACCAGTAAAATAAAAAGGGCGGGATTTCTCCCGCCCTCCGTTTTTCACTTGATAACAGCGCTCAGGCCGTCCAGCAATTTCCGGGCGCAGCACTCGCAAAGGGTGTCTCCCGATCATGCGGGCCACAAGCCCAGAACAGCTATCTGACTTTCATAACCTCCACATAATCTGCGCCGTACTGCTCCAGCATCTGCTGCCCTTGCGTTCTCGCGGCCTCCTCCGTCGCCTCATTGACATAAATGTGCATCATATCCATAGGCCAGTGGAAAGCGTCATATTTTCCAAACGTCAACCGCCAGCGGGGAAGGGAAGCGTTGAACACTTCCAAAAAGGCGCAGTAGCTACTACCGTCCAGATTGTAAAAATCCGTAGAATATACCGGTGTCCAGTCTTTTGTCGTGTACGCTTCACAGTAAATCGAATAAAATGCCTCCGTGAAATGTTCCAGCTTAATACCCTCCGGGCTTCCCTTCAGCATTTCCCGCATTGCCTTATAATCCAGCATTTCCATACCCTCCATTATGTTGTTTTGGTTCGGCCTATTATATTTACAGACGTTCCGCCGTTCCTGCTAACCAGTCCACAAAAATAATTTTCCAGTCCCGAAAACAAAAAAAACGGACGGGATTTCTCCCGTCCGCCTTGTATCACAGTGCGATCTTGTATGTGTTCCATTATGCAACGTCCACTATTGCCTGATACTTTGCGGGGATTTTCCGATATTTCCGCACGGTATGGCCGCTGCTCCACTCGTTGATGTAAACTTCCCGGATAACGAATGTATACAGTTTTCCAGCGGGGTCATGCAAAAGAATGTCGCCGCATCCCAGCGTTCCCTCCTGCATTTGCAGCACCTGCCCGCCGGCCTCCGTGTACTTTGCAATCAGCTCCTCCACGCTTGAAACGGTGTACAGCGTCTTTTCCCGTGGGAACATCTCCCGGATTGTCTTTGCCATATCTCAGCGCCTCCATTATGTTTTTTTGTGTCCCTCTGTTATAATTACAGAATCCCGGCGCAGTCTGCTAACCACGCCGGGAAACTTTTTTTAGATTGAAATATTCAGGGTGAGCGGCTCCGCAATCTGCCCCACGCGGTAAACCTCAATATTGCCGGTTGTGTCCAGCACGGCCCGCCGTGCTTTCTCCCGTGCCTTATCAATAGCGGCCTCCCGGTTTCCAGCCTTTACGCTGTAGGTTTTCCGTCCGCCGCCGTACAGCTGAAACGTGATCTTGAATGTGTACATCGTGATTTCCTCCGTCGTTATGTTGTTTTTTGTGGCCTCTACTGTAATTACAAAGGCGCGGCGGGAATTGCTAACCGTTCCGAAAATTTTTCATGCGTTCCGCCCTCCGCCGTTCCGCCCTTGCTCCCCTCAGCAGCTCCACCTTCAGCGCTTCCAGCTCCACCAAATCCCGGCGGATTGAATTTCTCCATCCGCTCCGCCGTGCGGCCTCCAGCCGCCTCCGTTCCCGTGCCTGCATCCGGTACCAGTCCGCGCCGCACTCCTGCATCCGTTCCGCCTCCTCCCAAAAAGCAAAGCGGACGGGATACCCTGCCCGGTACCCGCCCGCGTTCCACTGTTAGATGAAGTACATCTCGCCGTTGATTTCCAGGGCGATGGCCTCCTGCCCCATGTCGTGCTTCAGCTCCTCGCACAGCTCCACAACCTCGCCGATGTGCGCCTGGAGATCAGCTTCAGCGGCATAGGCGAAAACTACGGTGGTAGCCTCGGCAACCAGCCCAGCGATGGGAGACAACCAGTAACCCAGCGCGGCGGTAGAGGTGGAGCCGCCGAACAGCCCAGCCAACAGGGAAGCGGTTTTCTTGACCTGCTCCGTGTTGTCGGTGGCCTCGCTGACGCCGTTAGTGGCGGGCACGTACACGGTCACTTTGCTGCTCAGCTTGAAGCAATTTTGGAGTTTGGCGTTGTTGATGGTGTTCATGGTTTATTCTCCTTTATGTCGTTTTGTTGTTGCGGGCCGGTGCCCGGTGAAACTCACCGGCCCGCTGTTATAGTTACAGGTGGATTCCTTGCCTTGCTAACCGATTGACTATGTATTTTTGGTTCTTTTCACGCCGCCCGCAGGCTTTCCAGCGCCGCCCGCATTTTGGCGATCCTCTTATGAACGGCCACGTTAGAGATACCGACGACTTTAGCGATCTCGCGCTCGGTCATGTGCGCGGCCACAAGCTCCAGAATCTGCTGCCCGATCTCGTCCAGCTCGCCCCGGTAGCTGTCCAGCGTCGCCCGGATGATGGCGCTTTCCTCGGTGTTATCGTGCCCGCTCTCCACCATCGTCTCCAGATAGCTCGCCGTGTTGCCCTCGCCGTCGTCGATCTCCCAGTCATACGCCGCGCCGTGTTTGGCGTCCTGATAGTGAACCGCCGCGATGCTCGCCCGTGCCGCATTGTAGACGATGGACACCAGGCGGATGGGGCGCTTGCCTTGCGCGGCCCGCTTTTCATTGGTGGCCGTTAGCTTTTCAACGTCGCCCAGCTTATCAAGCACCCGGATGACCGTTTCACTGATAAACTCATCAAAATCATGGGCACGGAAGCAAGCGAAAGCGGGAACTTCAGAAAACTGCAGGTAATGATCTTCGGTGCTATACCGGATTTCATTCTTTGCGGCCTTGCGAACACAGGCGGACATCATTTTGACCTGCCCGGCCTCGCCCAGCTCGCCCCACTCGTGGATGATCTCGCAGACGTTAGCTTCAGCGTTGACGCCCTCAGCCTCAGCCCACGCCTGCTTCAGACACAGGGAGAAAACGATTTCGGACACCTTGCAGCCGATCTCAGCGGCGGCAGCTTTACGGATAGCCCAGGCGCGGCCCATGATGGCCTTCAGATTGTAACTCTTTTTCATTGCTTTTGATCTCCTTTAAGTTTATGTATTTTTGGCTCAATGGGAAGGGAAGCAAGGGGAAGCACTCAGCGCCCCAGACGGCCCGCGCCCCGTCCCTTGAACTGTCTATATCTTACCAAAAAATATCCTAACTGTCAACTATGTATTTTTGACTCAAAAGAAAAAGATTGCAAAAGTAGCCCATTTTGCAATGAATAGGGCATAAATACCCATAAAAAAGTGATGATTTCAAGATCATTTTTTCGTCAAAGTGCTGCCTTTTTAGGACTAAGTTTGTGCATTTTGACGGATAGCAGTCCCGGCATGGCCTGCACCTGCCCAGTGCCCAGCACCAGCGCCCCAGCAATGCCCCAGCACGCCCCAGGAGGGCAAGAGGAGAGGAGGAGAGGGAGAGACACGGCCAGACGGACACAGCACGCCCAGCACCCCAGGAGACGCCCGGAGGCGATCAGCACCCGCCCCGCCTGCACCTGCACCACCTGCCCGGAGAAGGACGCCCCGCCGCCCGGATGATCTGCACCACCGGCCAGCCCTCAGCCCAGCACCACGACGGACACGGCCAGCCCCCAGGAGCTGCACCGGCCAGCTGCCAGCGCTCCACGAATCCCAGCGACACGCCCAGCGCCTGCACCTGCACCGGATGGGAGAAGGAGAGGAGAGGGAGAGAGGCAAGGAGAGAGGAGCAAGGCAAAACAACCCGCCGCCGTGCCGTCAAAGTCATATATACCGAACCGATGCCCACCAGCACCTGCCCAGCCCCTGAGAACTCCCAGCCGTTGCCCGTCCTGCTACCTGCTCAGCTCTTGCGCCCGTTGTCGTGCAATTCTGCTTTTGGAGAGTTTGCAGAACCCCAGCCCCCTGAAGCCCCGATTGCAGACGGTGAACACCTGCCCGCCCGCCTGCTCAGCATACAGGCACCGGGGGAGCCTCTACATTTCCAACGTCCCGGTCAATTTTACAAATTGACTCAGTACCTTCCTTCCCTCACGTACCCCTCATTTTTCACTCGGCAATAACCTCGGGCTTCTCCCCTTTACAGTCAAGAAAACATCGCCTGCACCAGTAGCAAAATCTCAGCGATTGTTACTCAAGAATATCATAATCGTTTGAATTTCTACCAATTACAGACGCATTTTTACTCGATAGAAACAAAAATACATAAACTTTTTATTGACTTCAGGCCGTCTTTATGGTACAATAAATTATAGAAAACTCTAATTGTAGACGTGAGTTCTGACTACTTTGGATGAGGTGATCTTATGAACGCTCAGCTTACACTGTTCGATCAGGCTTTTCAGACCAGCACTACGGTAAACCACTCTTGCAAAATCATTCAGTTCCCTGGAATTGCTGAGCCTCCTAAAAAGACCAACTATCGCAAGGGAGAGGAGCAAACCGTCTTCCCGATTAAGAACCGCGATCAGCTGGATGCTATGGCTGCTTGGCTTCGGGCCAATGCTGATATGCTCCCTATAAGACAGACAGCGAAACAATAAAAACAAGGGAGAGCAGACATGGGAAAACGAATT